GATATTGAACAAAAACTACTAGATATCAAAGACAAAAAACAAGAAGTTGTAAAAAGTCAGCGATATGAGGAAGCCGCTAAACTACGTGATGTTGAAAAACAACTTCAAAAATCACTTGAAGAAGCTCGTAAGAAGTGGGATGAAGATTCAAAAGAAAATCGTCAAACCGTTAATGAAGAGAATGTTGCGGAAGTTGTTTCTATGATGACTGGAATTCCTCTAACTAAGGTATCACAGAATGAAAATCAAAAACTTGCCAAAATGTATGACTCAATGTCCGGTAAGGTTATTGGACAAGATGATGCTGTGAAAAAAGTTGTTAAGGCAATCCAGCGAGGTAGAGTTGGAATGAAGGATCCTAATAAACCGGTATTTTCTGGTATTCTTATTGGAAACTCTGGCGTTGGTAAAACTGAACTCGCAAAACAACTAGCTAAATATCTTTTTGACTCAGAAGACGCACTTATTCGACTTGATATGTCTGAGTATATGGAAAAGATTTCTTTGACTAGAATTCAAGGTTCAGCTCCTGGTTATGTTGGATATGAAGATGCCAACGTTCTTGATAAAATCAGAAGAAAGCCATATTCTGTTGTACTTTTTGATGAGATTGAAAAAGCTCATCCTGATATTTTTAATTTATTTCTTCAAATGCTTGATGAAGGTCATGTAACAGATTCACACGGTAGAAAAGTTAATTTTAAAAACTGTGTTATCTTGATGACTTCTAATGTTGGTACTAAGGTAGTTAAAGAATTTGGTTCTGGTGTTGGTTTCTCAACAAAATCAAAGCAAGACTCTAAAGACTCTGATGTTAAAGATATTTTAGAGAAAGAACTTAAAAAGAAATTTGCCCCTGAGTTTATCAATCGTCTTGACGAGATCATTTACTTCAGAGATTTAGGTAAGGAGGAAATACTAAAAATAGTCGAACTAGAACTTACAAAAACGATCGCGAGAGCAAAAGAACTTGGATTTGAACTTGAAATTACTGATGAATTAAAGACGCAACTTGTTGAAGTTGGATATGATCCTCAATATGGAGCAAGGCCATTAAAAAGAGCTTTACAAAAATGGATTGATGATTACGTCACAGAATTCATTATTGAGAATAATCCTAAACAAGGTTCGATACTAAAAATCAATTATGATTCTGAAAGCGATAAGACTATCGTGACTAATGAATTCTCTAAATTAGAAACTAAAACTTCAAAAAGGAAGAAAAAAGAATAAAATTAAAAAATAATTTTGAAATGGAAGAAAAAATATCTAATTGGCTAAAAGAATATTTAGAGAAAAATAATTTAGATTGCTTTGTTGTTGGTATAAGTGGTGGAATAGATTCATCACTTACTTCAACACTATGTGCCATGAGTGGAATAAAGACAATTGTTGTCAGTTTACCAATTCATCAATTCAAGGATCAACTACAGAGAGCACATAATCACATAAAATGGCTCAAAGATAGATATCAGAATGTAGAAGATTTTGAATTTGATCTTAGTGAAACTTTTGAAGTATTCAAAAAATTATTCAATGATTCAAATGACTTGGCACTAGCTAACTCTCGTTCAAGACTTAGAATGGTCACTCTGTATCAAATTTCCGGTATGAGAAACGGATTAGTTGTTGGAACCGGTAACAAGATCGAAGATTTTGGCATCGGATTTTTTACAAAATATGGAGACGGTGGGGTTGATATATCACCTATAGCCGATTTCACTAAAACTGAAGTTAGAACTATGTCTAAAAATTTAGGAATTTTAAATGAAATAATATTAGCCAGTCCAACGGATGGTCTTTGGGATGATTGTAGAACAGATGAGCAACAGATAGGAGCGACCTATGAGGAATTAGAATGGGCCATGAATGTAAAATTAACTTCTGATGATGATAAAAAAATACTATCTGATAGACAAAAAGAAGTACTTTCTATTTATACAAAGCTAAACAGCGCCAATAGACATAAAATGACACCCTTACCAATCTTCAAAAGATAATTGTTCCTATTCAAATGATTAACTAAATACAATCGTCTAAGATTTGTATTTTAATCTAGTCTAAATTTACTTTAGTTTCACCACCTCCACTTATCCAGAAAAGTAAACTTCTTAATTGATTGTTTTGAAAATTTCTAGTTGTGTTAAATCCGGCCAGTCATTTATGTGCCACTGCCTTGGACTAGTTGTTATGGCGATAGGAAGTTTTTCTAGACCAAGCTTCGCTGTTTCAGGTGTCATATAATAATGATATCCAATTGTATCAATATTCTGATCTCTCCAAGGTTTGTCAGGTGTTCTTCCATCATATGACATCTTTTTAAGTAAAATTGATTTTTCATAATTATCAGTTAATATTATACCTCCTCTTCCTAAGGAGAGATGTTTTTGATATTGAAAACTGAGACACATGAAAGTACCTTGTATGTATGACTTTTTCTTCCACAAAACAGCAGCATCTATGACATTATCTGTTAGATAATAATAATCTATCCAATTTTCATCTTTCCACTTTAGATTAATATTCAATTTATTAGATAGAAACGGTATAGAAAGATATGTTCTTTTAGGAACACTTATTTCTTTAGCATTTGTCATACGAAGACACAATTCAACTCCATGTGTGCAACTGTCAGTTGCTATTGCATAGGAAGCTCCAAAAAAATTAGCTACCTCAATTTCAAATTCTTTTATTATTTCAAAACTCATAACCTAATTTTTTTGCATTTTTTAAAATTTTTTTACTATCTATTTTTTTTACTAATTTTGCAGGATTACCTTTGTAGACTCCCCACTCTTCCGTATCACCCATTAATAGACTACCTGCTGATAATAAAACTCCTTTTCTAAGTATAGACCCTGGTAGTACTATTGAATTCGTGCCAATATTTGAGAATTCTTCCATAATTACCGGGTTTGTAATTTGCCTACCTTTCAATTCTTTTGGAATTAAAGCACCGAATAAACCACTATCATCAAATCTGTCAGATGAACAAATAATTCTAGCGCCTGTCATTATATTATTAAATCCTTTACAAATCAATTTTGAATTTTCACCACCAATGCATGTGACATAGGGAGATATATGTATATAGTCACCTATCTCTATTTGTGTAGTACAATAGAACCCTTTATCAATTGCGACCCTGTTTCCTATTTTACAAAGATTTGGATTTTTAAACTCCACATCTGAATGTATTATAACATCAGTTCCTATTGTCATTTGTTATACTTTTTTTATCTTTAAAATTTTCACTATTAAAATAGTCTGATAGTTCATTTATACCAGATTTTAAATCAAATTTAATTTTATAGTCAAGTTTTGATTTAATTTTAGAAAAATTAACTTTATAATCTCTAGGATCATCCCAGTCAACTTTATTAACTTTAAAATTTTTAAAAGATAAAAGCTCATCAATTATTTCCCTTTTAGTATAATTTAAACTTTCATCCCCTAAATTGTAAACACCTGTCAAATTTTTTTCTAAAGAAAGTATAATCATATTACAAGCATCTTCAATGTGAACATATGGTCTCCAAGCTTGCTCACCATAGAGACTGATCTCACCGTCTTTATAAATTTCATAAATAAATTGATTAATTGTTAAATCTACCCTCATTCTATGAGAAACACCAAATAATGTAGAACATCTTAAAATTAAATAGGATTTAACATTCTCTATTATAAAATTTTCAGCTTTTATTTTAGAAGATGAGTAAATACCTAAGGGGTTTAATTCCGAAGTCTCATCAACAATTAAATCATTTTTCCCATAATTAGAACAAGTACTCAAAAATAAAAATTGTTTATTTTGATCATCACAAATCTTTGCTAAAAAGATAGCAGCATCTGAGTTTACTCTATATGACTCTTCTTTGTTAATTTTACAAATGGGCTCACCTACATAAGCAGCTAAATTTATTATAATATCATTTTTGGCAACTATTGATTCTAATTTTACATAGTCCATTACACATCCTTTTATAAACTGATAATTACTATTATTTAAAAATGGTTTAATACCATCATCTCCAAAATAAAGAATATCATATACTGTGACATTATATCCATTTTCTAAGAGCTTTTCACTTAACTTAGAACCAAAAAATCCAGCACCTCCGGTGATGAGAACATTTTTACTCATATAAAGAATCTCCAATTTTTATTAATTTAATACCATCTTCTTTATTAAGATATCTCCATGGATCAATTACTACTGAACCCTTTGGAAATTTATAATTCAGGAACAAATCGTGATTTGTTCCAATAAAAAATATCGAACTATCTATAATTGGGGGATTAGTATCATCTATCCAAGGATCATACATTAATACTTCAATGCCTTTTTCCTCTAGAATGTTTCTAAGTAATATTGATGGACTACCAACTGTAAGATTTGTTTCTTTTTTAAATGTTTTACCCAAAATAACTATTGGTAAATTAGTTTTATTTTTTTCCTCGATAATTATATTTGCGAGCCACTCAGTCTGATATTCTCTACAATACATCAAACTCTCATACCAGTCATAACTAAGATTTACTTTTTTAGCGAGCCAAGAGAGAGCTATATTATCTCTTGGGTGACATCCACCACCATCTCCCATGCCACCTGATAAATATTTTGGACTCATTAGTCTCTCATTAGATAATGTGAGAGCCTTCATAACATTATCACAATTTATATTATCTAACTTATGTGATAGCTCCATGACAGTATTGGCCAAACATATTTTCATCGTGATATAAGTATTGTATGTCACTTTTATCATTTCTGCTTCTTCTATTGTGCATTTAAAAACCGACTTATTATGTAATGTAGAATAAAACTTCTTAGTTTTTATGTATGCTTCGTTATCATCTACACCAAAAAGTATAAACTCTGGGTTTATAAAATCTCTTATTGTTGTACCCATGGCAATAAAAAATGGATTATAACAAAGTTTTACAAACTCATTTAAAAGAGGTTTTATCTCGTTTCTTATTGTACCAGGTAGAACTGTTGATATAATTATCACAATTTTTTCTTTTCCTTGTTTCAGAATCTCATCGGAAAGTGTTTTTACTCCAGACTTTAGATATGTATAGTCAAAATCAACTCTATCTTCAGGAAGTCTTGTTATACCCTCATATTTCTCAGAGTGTGGAGTCTGGATTGGCACAAATATGATATCAGACTTTTCAACAACTTTTTCAACAGAAGACCAGTTTATTTTACTCTTATTTAAGAGTTCTTGTGCACCTTCTTCTTTGTATGGAAGAATTTTTGTGTCTAAAATTTTTTTAACTTCTAAATTTATATCATATCCAAATATTTCATGACCAGCATTTTCAGTAGCTAGCGCACAAGGAAGACCAAGTTTTCCTAAACCTATAAATCCTATATTCATAAACTGTTATTTTTTTTTGAGATAACTAACCAATGCCAACCTAATTTAGAGCTTAACCATTTGAAAATATTATTCGGCATTATTCTGAAGAACCATCTTTTTTTATATTCTTTTTTTATATACTTACTTATAATATAAGGAAAAATATGAAATTTGTTTATTTTAATTATATTAAAATCTCTAAATAAATTTTTTATCTCTTTCTTATTATAAGTATGAGCTATTGGACATCCTAATTGAGCTTCCGCATAATATTGAATTGATTTTCTTGGATTAAAGAGGAATCTCCAGCCATTTGTAAATAATGATTCTAACATTTTATATGAAATGAATGAGTAGACCATTATTCTAACTTCTGTATCATCGTGGCAATATTGTACCAAAGATTTCATGATTTTATATGGTTTTGGTGAGTGATGTATCACACCAAATGAATATATCAAATCAAATTTTTCATTTTCAATATACTCATAAATTTCTTCAGCGTTACAAAGTATGAATCTCGCATTCAAACCATAAACTTCAAATCTTTTTTTACAAATTTCCAGAGATTCTTCTGAGAGTTCTACACAAGTCAGTTCAGCTCCTGCTTTCGCGAATCTTATAGAGTCTGTTCCTATTCCACATCCCAATTCTAGAACTTTTTTACCACTCCATTTATGAAATTCTGCAAATTCAAGAATATGAGGCTCTACAAAATATCTTCTCTTGTCGACTTCTTCAAAGTACTCAATAGTTCCTATTTTTTTATCAGAGTGTTTTATGTTACAGGGTCTTCTGTTCCAATAATCTTTAACAATTTCAATATTCATAATTAGTTTAAATTTAAATTTTCTTCAATTAATCCCCAATTATCAGGATTGGCTTTAAAATGATTAGCATGTATATTTTGATTTCCACCAGATTGACCACCCCACTTTATACTATGATGATCTATGTGAAAAAAACAAGAATCATTGATATCTTCCAAATCACCAAGACAAGTGTACCTCCTCGATAATCTCGCATTAAGTTCTATATCTAACCATCCCCATTTGTTTAGTTCTTCAAACCAACAAGTGCTTTCTTCGCATATATTTCTACTCAAAAGTAGTCCCATAGCCGCCCCGGAAAAATTGTTTAGACTAATTTTTTCATGTCTCCAACTATTTTTTTTAAGCGACCAGTTTGATATAGCATCATCTAAGACCAAACTATCTTGTGTGAATTGATAAATTTCAAGAGGTATATGATATCTTGAAGCCCAATAAAATGTTTTAAGTTTATCGGAATTTTTAATTAAATTATATAAATTAATGAAGGATTGTGTTGGAATATAACTGTCACCATCGATAAAAAAAACAAAATCTCCAAAACTTCTTCTATAACCGGCATTCATAGCTTTCGAGTATGAAAATATCGAATCTGGACTATATTTAGAACATATTTCTTTCGGTACGTGGTAAAAACGCGTAAATTGAAATTTAGACGTATCAAGAACATCGTATAATTTTTTATCACTTCCCCAATCCACGACTATTATTTCTATCTGATTAGTCTTCAATTCTCTTATGTTATCTTCTAATTTTGACAAATTAAATTGAATTCTTTGTAAGAAGTTACCCGCATATTCGTCATTCTTTCCGCAAGTTATTATTGAAAGTATCATTAAATATTTTATTTTTATATAGTCATTCTATTCGTTCTGATTAATAAAACACTCTTACATATATTAATTAGTAGATTGATTGAGATTCTTGTTTTTTTGATATTTTTTTCAAATCTTTAAAAATTGAGTTTATTCTCGTCTCTAAGATTTCAAATTTTGAACCTAGTTGTATTTCTTGTTCATACTTCCCATGCCAATGCCAAGTAAAAGCTCCTTCAAATAGAGAGTTTTTTTCATTTTTATTGAAAGGATCATTTACGGCACCTTCAAATCCCCACTCAGAGTCAAACCAGACACAAGGAAAAATCCAGATATCATTTTTTAACCTCGAATACATAGAATGTCCCCAGGAAGTAGAATTTTTCTGAGGAGCGATGGTCTTTAGAATTTCTAAATATTCTTTAGAAGCTGGTGAATTTTTATCTAACCTCATTATAGCACCATTAAAAGTCATAGTAGGTTCGGCCTGATTATGTCCACTTGTACCCCATTGATATAAAAATTCGAAATCATTAAGGGGTGACATGTCTTGCAATACTAAAGCATCCATGTCTATATAAAAACCACCATACTTATTCAGTATTAATAATCTGAAAAGATCTCCTTCCAACCAACAAAAATCATCTTTAACTGATTCTTCAGATTTTAGATAGAAACAATCCTCCAAGATGGTTCCTTTTATTTCGTTTTTTAAATCCCATATTTTAAAGTTCACAAATTCTCTCACTTCTTGAAAATATTCGTTTGATGTTAAATCCACATTGGACCACAAAAATATTTCGAGATCTTTTAGTCTATTTTGATGTGCCGCTATAATAGATTTAATAACAGCTGACTGCTTTCTTCCGAAATTTCTTGGAACTCTCCAAAAACAGTGAAAAACTAATTTTGAATTTTCACTTGATTTCATATTTTTTGCAAAATTTAGAGATTTCTCATAGTAAATCTTCTCGCTTTTATAAAGCTCTTCACTCAAAAGTTTAAACATAATTTATTATTTTTTTTATAAAATCTTCCCAGAAAGAAAGTTTTAATTTATTCAAATTCCATTCTTTATTTATTATTTCGTCATATTTCTCATCTAATAACTTCTGATTAACTTCAGTCCAGTCTTTTACAAAAAGTATTGGTAAATCAGTAAATAAGTGATGTGTATTTTCATACTTCACGATTGGAATTGATCCCATATATAAAGTTTCCCACAACCTATGTGTGTCGATTCCATTACCTCTTGGACAAAAAACAAACTTTGATGATCTAATTTCTTCTAAATATTTTTTTCTACCGTTCATAGTAGATTCTATATCACCGGATTTTACCCACTTCTCTTTTAAAAAAAGATGACTTACTATATTTCTTTCCGATGGATAATTCGATATATTAAAATTCAAATAGGCAAGATGACTTTTATTAACTACTTTCTCAAAAGTGTCAATCATGATATCTAGATTACCATAAATAGGATGTAGTTCTGAATCATTACAATCATTTGTAATTCCAAGTGGAATGCCATAAACATTTTCTTCCTCTGTGAATCGGTTTATACAGAATATTTTATCAAAATATTTTGATATTTGACCAGTTATGGGGTAATCTGAATGTCCGACTACAATTTTTCTGTCAATTTTTTCTGGATGAATATTTCCTCTCCAGATAAATTTACCAGTATAAAAAAAGTCTGTTTTTATATAGCAAATATTATTTCGATTACAAAATTCTAAATAACCATCAGTAGTAATTATATCACTTTTTGTATATGTAAAATCTTTAAGTTTCAATTTAAAATAATTTCATTTTAAGAAAAATCAACTTCTTCTGAAGAAGTTAAATGATATTCAATTTTTTGAAAACTGGTTTATTATTTTCAATCCAGTCGAACATCAAACTTACTCCTTCACTTGTATTTATCTTTGGTTCCCATCCTATGTCCTGCTTAATTTTACCTATATCACTAATGTATATTTTCTGATCGCCTGGTCTCCAGTCGGAGAAATCAAAATTTACTCTTTTTTCTAACCTGTGTTCAATTAAATCTATAAGTTCTAAAAGTGATAAAGTATTATTTATACCACCTCCGATGTTATAAACATTACCTGAACATTTGTCAATTTTGTGCAAAATTTGTTCATAGCAATTTATTAGATCTTTAACGTGTAGAACGTCTCTAACTTGTTTACCATTACCATAAATGGTAAATTTAGAGTCAAATATTGAAGAAATGCTGAACCAAGAGACCCATCCTTGATCTTCTATACCGAATTGGTTTGGACCGTAAATACATGACTGTCTTAGTACAACAGATTTCAAATTAAATATTCTACTGTAATCTTTAACATATTGGTCAGCAGTTCCTTTGGAACAACCATATGGTGAATGAAAATCAAGATTTTGATTCTCATTAATACCTGAAATCAAATCGGTGTAGAAGTATCTTTTATCATTCTCATCTATCTGAGACTTAAATTCCCCATAAACTTTATTAGTTGATGAATAAATTATAGCGCAATCTGGTAAATACAATCTTAGGCATTCTAGTATGTTAAATGTCCCCAAAGCATTAATCTCGAAGTCTTCTCTTGGATTCCTGACGGAATAAGTAACGGCTACTTGTGCGGCCAAATGTATTACCGCATCAAAACTATTATTTTTAAAGATGTTCTCTATATCAAAGAAATTTCTAATATCTTTGTTCCAGAAAGTGAATTTAATTAGTTTTTCCAGAGTATTAAAATTCTCTATATTACCTTTTCTGCTAAGATTATCTAATATGAAGATTTCATTACCTTTTTCAAATAGTTCAATTGCGGTATTTGTTCCTATGAATCCTAAACCACCTGTTATTAATATTTTCATCTATTTTCAATTTTATTTTTTATTAATTGGCTCCACATCTCATAAATTTTTGATTTTCTTTTCATGTTGAATTCCTTCATTTGATTTGAAATTTTATGCACATCGACTGTTTCTACTAATTTATTTAATTCTTCGAATGATGAAAAATAAGTGATGTAAGGCATCCAATTTTGATCATAAAAATCTGAGAATTGTAGCCAATGTTCAACAGCATCTAAATTGTTGTAGTCATTTGGGTCAAATTTTTCTTTGTAATCTATAAAAGATTTATTAGCTAGACCAAAGTAGTTGTTCCAAGATACTTCTTTTAAAACACTATATTTTTTTTCTTTGTAAATGTCCATCAAAAATTCTTTTGTTGGAAAAAATAATGGTATGTTTGAAGTATATTGTTCAAATATCGACATATAAGAAATTTGATATGGAATATGTATGATGCCTTTAAACTTTATTAAGTCGTTATGTGTGTGTGATTTAAATATTTCGTCTTTGTGTTTTATTTTATCACCTTTTATTTCTGATATTTTATCTCTAGAATAATAAATGAAGTAATTATCATTTGGCTCATAATATGAATTATAATAATCACAAATACTTGGTATGTGTTCAACTTCTCTCTCTATGAAATGTTCCATATAGTATTTGTCGTAGAGGTTATTAGCGACTAATATTATTTTACCGGAGTCGACTCCTTTCCTTAGGAATTCGTTAAATAAATTCCAATCTTCTTTTCTGAATGAAAAAGGCCACTCATATCTTATTGGATTGTTGATAATTATGGGCTTTTCAAATTTTTCATATAAAAGTGAAAAAGTTGGAGGGTAAGTCACAATGAAGGCGTCAACTGAATTTAGTTGATCTTTATAATAAAAGTGAAACTCCTCTGAAAATTGTTTAGGTGACAAATGCATCCATCTGCCATTATCAAGCATCGGAACACTGTCTTTTTTTCGGTTGAAGACCCATGTGTGTTCTGATAAAGATAAGTCCTGAACTTGATGTCCAAGTTCAGTAAATATTTTTTTCATATCCGCAATTATAGATATATGTAAATCGATATTAAAAAAGTTCATTAAATGAGATTTATTTTTTCGTATTGCAAAATTATTTTCCAGTATTCTGGATGCCTTTGATCATTTTCATCGAAAATATCACCGACATATTCATAATTATTTCTTATAGTTGGAAAATTTCTTATTTCTCCTCCAAATTTCAAATTAAATTCAGAATGTTCCATACAATTATCTATGACTAAAGGATAGATACAACTTCCCAAAAAATCTTGATCTATTCCCTTTTTTTGGAACTTTCCCCATTTTTCAATCAATTTTATTAGACCAATTTTTCTCATAAGTCCGTTTCTACAACCCCACATTCCTCCTAGTATAGGCACTGTGTGATATGGATGATCTCTCATAATATGAAAATCTTTATCAGATTCTATCCATTCTTTAATAGCATAGATTTCCCTATCCGAGAATCTTGAGTCACAATCTCTTGATAAGAAAATATTAACATCTGAATCTTCAGCTGTCCAGAATCTCCAGAACATTCCATGAAAATCGTCTTTTGGACTTACTAGTTCTATTTCTACATTATCTCCCTTGATAGTCTCTATAAGTTTTTTATCACACTTTTTGTCTATAAAAAACTTACAGATCCATCCTGGGAAATACTTTTTTGCAAGTTCTATATTTCTAATAGCCCCAACCCAATACATAGGGTGATCTCCCCAGAGACTGAAAGATATTATATTTCTCATAAATAAGTTGTATTTTTGAAAGTTTCATTCTCAACTATTAGATATCCACATCTATCATTTAATTCATCTAATAATATTGTATATCCTTCTCTATTAATTAACTCTTCACGTATTTTTTGACACTTTAACTGATTGGTGTCATCTAAAATTATAAATCTAGCTCTGTGTCCTATCTTTAAATACTCAGGATATGTTGTAAACTCACCACCATCTAAAATAAGTAAATCAATTCGTTTAGGTATCAAGTCAATTTTATTCTCAACCAATCTGAGATTATATAAATCCTCATTTAGCCATTCTCTCTTACTACCAGCGTGATAGTATCCTTCAGGGCTGTTAAAATATTCATCCCAATTCATCCAGTTTAGATCATCTTCGTCTATTATTCTACCGAGAATTATGTTGAAATTTTTAGGAAATTCTCTTTGAATAGCCTGATAATACATCTTTTCATTCGTCTCTAAGGAATATACTGTGTAGTTTTCTTTGTTATTATCAACTATAGATTTTCTGATACATTCAGTTGAACCGTAACCATTCCAGGTTCCTATTTCAACTATGTTATTTATATCTTTTCTAGAAACTAGATCATATATATACTTTCCAAGTTTTGAATCTAAATTTATTTGTCCTTGCATAATATTTCTAAATATTTTTTATGTAGATTTGATATGGCATTCCATTTTCACCTATTCCCGGTCTTGAAGTAGTTTGACCATAAAATATAGGTACGTCGTCAACAATATTTTTGAAATTTAAATCATTATCTTTTAGAATGTTGTATATTTCTAACCAGTCTTTTGCGAAATGACATTCAATTACTGCAAATTTACAATTTTTTAAGGTTTTTAATCCTCCTTTTATGACTTTTAATTCAGCTCCTTCTACATCTATTTTGATATAATCTACTTTTTTTCCTTCAAAATATTCATCCAGTGAAACCGATTTAATATTACCGATCAGATTCATTTTACGATAAGCAGTGTCGTGTCCAACAATATTAGATGTATGATTTCCAGAGTTTAGACTATCACCATAAATATCAACTTGACCTGAACTTTCAGATACTGCAACATTTTCTATTATGCAGTTTTCAGATTGTAGATATTTAATTGTTTCAAAATTATATGGATTTAATTCAAAAGAAAAAACCTGGCCGTTCCTACCAGCTAATCTTTTGAAAAGTCTTGTGATGACACCATTACAGGCACCAACATCACAAAAAACTCCACCAGTTGACGTATTTTCTTCGAATTTGATAGACAACAAGGTGTCCCAATCGTTTATTTGTATTCTATATTTCTCCCAAGCTTCCATTTTTTTTATTTATTTTTTTTTACCAATAAGTTGAACCTTCTACTACAGAATGGTTTCGTGTTTTTTCAGTGTCATAGGGTCTTTTCCAATATTGATTATAATATTTGTTGACAGCTGGCATATTATCCCATCTATTTCCCTTTATACCAAACATAATTTGCAATCCACCACCAACATGGATTACGGGCTTACTCATTTTTTTTATTTGATTACATATTGGTAAACCGTAAGCACCGCATCCAACAAGGGCAACATCGAATTCCACATTCGAGATTCTCTCTACCATATCTTCATAGCAAACATTCCAAGGTATATCAGTGTCTCCTCCCCCGTGTGTTTGATATGTTTTTAGAGTTATTAGATCAAAATCAGGCAAAATTGTTTTGTCTTCAAATAATAATTCTTTTCTTGAGTATTGTTCACGTATAGATGCCTCAAATGGATGAACAACTAAAACTTTTTTATCTTTTAAGTATTTACTCCAGGGATTTTCATGATAAAATGGCTCCAAGGATTGTAATCCAGAAATGAACTCAGCATTCCTACAAAAGTATCTAGAGATAGTAAATTCTTCGGAATTGATATTTTCTGGAAACCAAATTGTTAGAAGATCAATATTGGATAGTGCATCTATGTACTCTTTTATAAAGTAATTCAATATATAATCTGATGGTGGAGTTATTCCTGCGTGATTTGATGCATGCCATCTTAGCGAATCATCCCAATTCCTCTTATAAAGAAAGTATTTTACAATCTGTTGTTCTACTGCTCCCATTTTTCCGGCTATAAATGGTGTAGACGAAGATATAAGTTCTCCTATTTTTAAATTACCTTGTTCTATTGATATCATTTTTTTAAATTATTTTAATTTCTGGTATTAAAACGATATATTTACCATCGTAATAACCCTTTAAAGATTCTATTATATGTTCTGTAAAATTATGAGCTAATATTAAGATATAGTCAGGTTTTCTCTCTTTTAATATTTCTCTACTTTTAACTTCTATACCTGTTCCTGGAATGAATTTATTTTGCTTTAAATCTGTATCGTCTATAACAAATTCTATGTGATTGTAATTAATTTCCATTGAGTTTAGGTAAATGCATCCTTTTGCTGCCGCACCGAATCCATATATCACCTTATTATCACTAATAATATTTTTTATGAAATTTGATGATCTATCAATATGATTTCTAACACTCACACCCCAATTTATGTGAAAATCAGAATCGTAATTTTTTTCATACTTTATAAAGTCTTCAATAGTCATGTCAGATTCCAAATTAGAAATATTTTTTACAATAACAAGTCTTAAAGTACCACCGTGAATGGCCTGATTTGTAACGTTAATAATTCTCATATTATGTTTTTCCATCATCATTTTCATAGGTCTTACCGAGTGATAATACATATGTTCGTGATATATTTGATCAAATTGATTGGTCTTCATGTCATGAATCCAATATGGAAACTCTAAAATCCAAATTCCATCGTCTTTTAATATATTATTAATCCCTTGTACAAATGAATCCAAATCTTGAAGATGTTGAAAAACATTTGTCGATGTTACTATATCAGCCTTTTCTGATATATTAAGTGAAAGATCATATGTGAAGAAATCATTTATGCATCTTATGTCTTTATTCTCACAAATTTCACATAGGTTTTTTGATGGATCTATATTTAGTAGTGACATTTCAATATCACTTGCACTTCTAAAGGCATCGAGTAATGTACCATCGTTACCTCCGATATCTATCACTTTCAAATCGCTAATACTATTGATATAATTTTTAGAAAAATTAAACATTTCTTGACAGTGTTTATAGTATGGCTTATTTACTTCTGATTTAAATAAATAATGTGAAAATAATAAATCACCATTAATAGCTATACTGAGAGAAGACTCACCGGAAATTGGATAGTAAATAATTTCCAACGGAAATCTCTCTGCATTAAGAGATTCTTCCCTACTATTAAGTAAATTATTTACTAAGGGAACTCTTCCAAGATCAAAATATTTTATTCTATTAGTATCTTGAGTAATTGGGCATTTATCTATCACTTTATAGTTTTTCATACTTTTCTAAATTTAGACTAAAGTTTTTTTTCTCTTTCAAGAATACTTTTTTAACAAGATTATTTCTTTTATACGCATAATCAAATATTGTTTTTGGTTCGGTACCAATATTTAAAACTCCATTAATATTGGATTTAGCAGCCTTTAGTATCTTAGGAGCAATAATATCAATATAATCTTTGCTCACAATTTGATTTCCCCATGCTTGGTCATATGGAAATACATTAGGTCCAAAACTAGTTCTAATTATTAAGTGATTTTTTACCATTCGAACTGAACACTCACCGCCCAATTTTGTCCAAGCGTATTCATTTACTGGTAAAACAGGATCTGACTCTTTGTAATTACCATCAAGTCCTGGATATACATAGTCAGTAGAAATATATATCAATCGTTTATTATTCAATAAACAATATTCTGATATGTTAGCACTACCAATTATGTTGGTTTTAATTGAAAGAATTGGCTCTTTAATTATAACTTTAGAATCAGTTATAGCAGATGAGTGAATTATAATATCAGGATTAATAGTGTTTAATTTTGATATTATACTTAACTTTGTAATATCATAGTATTCCTTAGAAAGTCCTAGAATTGTATCGTCTATTTTTTGTAACTCAGATGTTAAAAGACCATGTTTGCCAGTCACTACTACTTTCATTTAAGATTTATATTTATTATAGACATCCATCATTTCATGTGGTTTTATGTAATGAAAGCTCATAGGTCTTTTAAGAGCCTCTGTAAGTGGAATTGGAAAATTAACATACCACTTTGTGTTTTCATCCCCCGAAATAGCACCCAAATAATGTGATGGTGGCTGACCAAGGAGATAAGGCATATTAGTTAATCTTATGTTTAAATATTTGAATACCATATAGGCAAACGCTACATCTGAATAGGGATAATTTGGTCCGGAAATTCTAATCCAATTTTCATTAAAACTGTCAATTATTTGGTAGCATTTTTTCATAAGTGAGTTACTAATAAAAAATCCGCCTCCTCCGGCTATAGCTGTAAATGAATTATCTGATGGATTATCTATCGCATGGAAGTAGGGTGTATCGGTCCAAGTTCCACATGCAAGAGCTAATAAAAAATCTTGGTTATGATCGTATTTATAGATTTCATTCAAAGTTGAATTCTTGAATAATATCGCGTCACAACTTGTCATACAGTACCAATCAAAATTAGGATTCTTTTCAAACATGTACTTGAACCCTAATTGTTGTTTTAAAAAATGACTGTTGTAGTCTTCGCCTGCTTGACTTATTGAGATGAGATTGTCATCTTGTAAATATCCACCAAAGAAAAAAACATTTTGAAAATCTTTAGACCAGGTGTTTTTACAAGCCATGTATCTTTCCTTTAGTCTTGTAGAGGTTACAACTCCTACTCCAATATTATCCATTTCTAATTATAAATTATTTTTTACAAAAATTGAATCCCATTGAATGTTTCCGAGTAGTTTATAACCTTTGTTTGAAAGAAACTCAATTTCTTTATTTAGTCCGTAATTATTTTCTATTAGAAAAACATCAATATCGACTTTATCGAAGTTTATAGAGTTTAAAACTTGTGATTCAGCCCCTTCAACATCGATTGACAAGAGATCAATTTTTTTTATCCCATGTTTGTCAAATAGTGTCTCTAGTCGGACAGCCTTCATTGGTATTTCTTCTTTACGTGAGTAAAGGTCATGACCTTGAGGATAATTTTTGTACATTTCTAATTCCTTGTTTATTCTATCTAGATGTTGAGGATTATAGAATTCTATAATTCCACTTAGAACATTACAAGGTCCTTCAATAGATAAAAAATTTATATCTTTTTCAATATCTGAAATCGCACAATTTTCAAAAACCGATTTTGGACGCGGATGTTGATGTCGTTTTTCAAACTCTATTGGATTAGGTTCTATCAAAAGACCAGACCAATTTCTTTCCATTTCAAAAAACCAAGTATTGGATGCTCCAAAACCATCTAATGCACCAACTTCAACAAAGAATCCATTTGTTTTATTTTTGAAAACTTGTTCATCGAGAATCAAATCTTGATGTATTTGTGACTTACTATTTTCCATTAATATTTTTATAATTTTATTTTGTTTTGTTTAGTTGTGAACAGACTTTTATCATTAATTATTTGAAGTAAAAATTTTATATAAAAAGTGTTTTATATTTTCTATTCTATTTTCTTCTATGATTTTATTATCGATTATCCAATGTATTTTCAACATTTCTAAATATAGAGAGTTGTTTTGGTCTAAATCAATTATACTTTGGATCAAGTCATCTAAATTATTAAAATCATAAAAATTAATAAATGATTTAGTATTGAATTCTCTGTATATTAATGGATTACCCCAATATATTGGAATTGAATTCACGGTCATTGGTTCCATAATTTTCTCAGTTGTATACCCGGGATGTTGAGGTCTGTAAGCGTTATTTTCGAATGCAATTGAAAACTTATACTCAGACTGAAATTTTCTCTTGTCTGTGACTGCATATCCAATATTATTCATCCATCTTCCACCACAATCTACTTTTTTATATTTAGATAACTGATGAACAAAATCATTTCGTTCCTTACAGTTTCCGTTAGATGCAACGAAATTACAAAATTTTCTATTTACCAGTGATTCATCAATTATTTTAGGCCTGCTTAACTCATAATAACCGTCATAAAGAAGATAATGTGGTAATCTATAGTTTCTTGAATCATCTAAATAATCAAAAGAGAATGACCACTGACAATATCCTAATGGAGGTGCGACATTTTCACCAGTATAAAATATCTTAGTACATTTATAATTCTGATGATTATTTCCAAATACTGAAAAGAATAAATAATCTGGGTTATTGGATATTTCAACCTCAAATTCCTCTATTAGAAGATTATAGAAATAGTTATTTGTTTTGTCAAATCCTCCCCAGAAGTCTGAGAAATCTATTCTAATTTTATTTTTCATATACTAACTTTTAATCTTTCTTCTAAACTTAGTTTTTTTCTCAATTCCCAAGTCTTTTTATCTTTTTCGAAATTATTATAATATGACTGATCATTTTGATCAGCTTGTCTTTTTCCTGATGACCAGTGATGGTGTTCAAAAATGTAATTTATGTCATTTGCTCTTTCGTCAATTATTAGATTCATTTCTTTTAAATTCAAAAAGAGCTCAGCATCTGAACAAAGATGTGTATATACTGGGTTATAAATAATTTTATTTAATTTGACTAAACAATCAAATGTCATGACAGGTATACTAAAAATAGGCTCTGCCATATTTGAAAAATCTAAAGCTTGATAACCATCATTTACGAGAAGAGCTCCTGTTTTGTTTTGTAATTTATTAATTAAGTATTCATCCCAATTTTGGGGTGGTGTAAAATCGTCAGATCCGAATATCACAACATCTGATTTTTGAGCTTCTAAACTAGATGAAAGTTTATAACTTGGTAGGCAAACACCTCTATAAGGAGGATCAAATACAACTATTCTATTAGAAAGATTTAGACTTTGAAAATAATTTTCTAAGAATACTTTTTCATTTTCAGTTGATACTAAAACGTGTGTATGAAATTTTTTATATTTTGACCTAGTAAGCCAATGATTGAATATATTTGGAAAATTTCCTGTTCTGATAGTGCACCATAGTAAATGTATCATAAATTATCTTTACTTTTTTATTATATTGATAATTTATACGGTGGTTTTCAAAAATAATCAAATCTTCTGAATAATTTGAGGTACTGTACCGAGCTCAAGAACTTTACTTCTATCTAGTAGGAATTCTACTTCATAAAAATTGAAGTGAAAAGTCATTGTAAATTCTTTTGATGAGATTTTCTGTTGTGCATAATCAAACTTATTATCACTCAAATTCTTTAAAATTATCTCTTTGAATATGATTCTGTAAATCCCATCGCGGTGAATATCGACAGCTGTAATTGTAAATGGATTCAAATACAAATTATCGACATCTAAATAGTGCTTAGATACTATATCAAAAACAATCCAGTAGTTGATATCAGCGTCTACGGACGCAAAAGTAATAGTAATATCATGACCAACAATATCTTGAATGTTTTTAGCCGGCTTATATTGTCTTTCTTTACCACGAATAAGATATTGCATAGGTAGTTCAAAAGATATACCAGGAAAACTAACGGCCTTAATTGTTGAGTTAAGATAGTCAATTACATTTTCATACTGAATCCAGTTTTTATCTAAAATAGGTGTGTATGAATTAAGTACCTCAGGTGGTACGAAATTTGCCGGTAGGTTAAATACAAATTGACTCGATTGTGAACTTAAACGCACTTCTTATTTTTATTTTTATTATTATTATATATTCTATCTACCACCTGTCTTAGTCTGTCTATTAGTATTGTTTAGAGCGCCCTTTGCAGTACTAACTGTTTCAGATTTTCCAGAAGCCGGTACTTTTCTTCTGGTTACTATTGCGATCTCTTGTTCACTTGGTGGTGATATAATACTTGGTTCGGCACTGATTGGTAATCCAGTATCGGTAGGAGTACTTAGACTGTTTAGTAAGTCTTGTATGTTTCCAGCACCGAGACTCTGTGCGGTATCAAGAACAGTATATAAACCAGCATAAATTACATTTGTCATACCTTGCGCGGTATTGGTTATGTAAAAAATTGGAAATCCCTGATTAAAAGTCTGTTTGATATCTAAAAATCTAGTCTCTGGAATCTTGAACTGACAAGCTCCCAATCTTGCAACAGTTTCAGAAGTTATAATTTGAGGAAATTCGTACACTTTGTCATCGGTTTTAATTACTAGTTTAACATCATTACAATTTGTAAGATCAAAGGGTTCTAGTTGAGTCTCATCTTTTGATTTATTAGCGAGTAAAAACTTAAAAATATTATCAAACGGTTTGATTGCTATTTTTAATTTACCAATTAAATGATAATTGTCTATTTTGGCTGGTCTGACTACATTTAGTGCCTGTTGTGAAAATGCTGAAATCTGTGATTCACCACCGGTTATCGCAGTGAATTCTGGAACTGATACATCGATTTTTGATACTGGATTTCCTCTATTATCTTCTGTGACTGATGCGACTCTTCCGGGTTGAGTGAGTGATCCTGATGATAATGAGTATGGTACTAGTGAGCCTGGTGATCCTGGTGATCCTGGTGCTAGTGAGCCTGATGTTGAACCATTTGTAGATAATTCTGATCTGCTACCTTCTCTACCAGTCGTTATAGAGTCCGGAGATTTACCAAGCGTGTCAATTGGCCATCTGTTGTACTGATTTTTGACATAAATTTTAGGTTTAAATGTGTCTCTGACATTGATTTTCTTAGTATTTAGAAGATATTTAGATAACTGATCTGGCTTCATACCATAAGATGACTTTCTAGTAACAGTATTGCCACCATCTTTATTGATTAGTCTCATTTCTACATCAATTATAGCCTTGGTGGTAGAGTATTTAATTATTGGTCTAAATTCTATAATTTCAGTGAAATCGTATTCAATTTTATAAGTATACGTCTTGGCCTTTATATTTTCTTCAAAAACTGTTACGTCAAATTCTAGATAGTAATCTTTTCCCAATTTTACAGAATTATCGTTGAATATTACAAAATTCTCAAATCTTCCTTGATAAGTTGGGTATATTTCAAAGTAGTCACCACTTTGCGACTCACCAACAAACAATTGTAAGTCTTCTAACTGTGGTATCTGTGGAATTTGAAATGTTGACTTTCTTGAAGTAATGTAGTTCTTAGTTCCTGATACTTGAACTATTTTAGTAATAAATCTAAAATCTACAAAAATAGGAGCTGTCTGTGATAAGCCTCTAAAATCTGTTAAGTTGTTATTTATAGATCCTAAACTAGGAGCACCACCTTGTCTCTGTCTAGAAAGAGCATAAACAGATGGAATATTTAATTCAATATATTTATTCCATAAAATATTTTGATATAAAAGTGGTGATACAGCTGAACTAAGTAAGTTAGATGTAGAAGTATCCGTTGCATCGAAAAAGAAATTAGAAAGATCAAAAAACTTTTTATTTTGATAGTCGTAGGTGTAAATTCTTAGATAGATACCTTGATATTCACCGAAATTATAATTAGCTGGAAAATATATTCTTGCTCTGTCGTGTCTAACTGCAGCGCTTGGTACATAATCAAAATAACTTAAAAAGTTATACTTTTTACCTTTAGTAGTTGAACTTGTATCTACTTTAGCATATTTACCTAATGTTGCATCCAGGACAAATAATTGATTCTCTTGAGAATTATTTGTTATTGTAGATTCAAAAGCTTCATATGAATTAATTAAGCCCTTTGAGTTTTTGATAACTCTATACGGCTCAAGAATTAGATTTGACTTGTCATATCCCCATTCAAGTAGTACATCTCTATGTAGTTTTTTTATTTCGGTTTTCATTCTTTATTTATTATTTTAATTACTAACCATTATCTACCTCTAAATGAGTTACCACTCATTCCTGATGTTGACGTATTGGGTGATGTCATAATTGGTGGGGATTGTAAGATAGCCTTAGTAGCATCCCTTGGTTTTGGAACTGCCTCATATATTTGATTATTCTTGATCTTTTCAATTTCTCGTTTATCGAGTGGTAAAAATTCTCCAACTCTAACTTCACTTTCTACTAATCCAATTCCTTTCCCACTTGCTGTTTTTTTATTAGTCTTACCAGATAAAATGTATTCATCTAAATCTTGTTTGAATGTTTCCTTTCCACGAACAATAGAGAGATTATCGACCAATACGGAAAACTTACCTATTTTTTCAGTCATAACTCCCGGATCATATTGTCTCGAAGTGCCTCTCAGGTCACCAAGATAAAGATCTCTTAGTCTATCTGGAGTCAATTTTAGATTTAAACCTTTGAAATATCCGAGTATTAGTTGGAATGTTTTATCTGTTTGATCTGACTTATCAACAGCAACTGCTGTTGCAAATCCTTTAGATTTATTTTTAAATTTATTGACTAGGCTAGATAAGTTTTCTTTCTTAGTTAAACCTAAATCAAGCATCATCTGGGTTAATGCCTTTGTCGGGAGAACTTTTTCGTAGTCTCTTGAAGAATTACCAAGTAAAATTGATTGGGCATAAGCCTTCCATCTAGGCGCGAAATTAAAGCTTGCTCCAGAGAACCCAGAAGATTTACTAGTTTGATTTGTAGTAGATGTATTTACACCTTTAGGTTTACTTTGACCTTGTAGAATTGCGTCTCTTACGTCAGTTGTTATGTCAACAGGTTCTTGAACTGTCTTTGTTTGGTTTCTTGCGCTATCCTCGGCTGCTCTATAGTCAGCTTCTAACTTATTAATATTAGTGACAGAATCAAATGGTAAGAAAAATGCACTATAAACTATAACTTTATTTCCATCTTCGTCTAGTCCGTTAATATAAAAAAGATCAAATCCTTGATTACTCAATTTTTTTATATCTAAATACGAACCCTGTGGAATTTTGAAAATTACTTTTCCATTTTCTAAGTCATTATATGATGACTCTCTATAGATACCAAAAGATAGGTCTTTGTTGTCACTTTTAATTGTAATTTTTAAGTCTGTCAGTAGACTGAGATTGTATGGTACTTCTTTAAACTCATCAGACGTAAGTATTTTAAAAGTAATTAAATTATCAAATGGGTAAATATATGTTATTGCACCATTATTTGGCTGATAAGCTAACCGACCGAAATTTAAAGGACCTGGGCCATCATTCACAAAAAAACTATCACCAAAAACACTATAAGGTGACTTAACAAGTTCTAGAATAGGTCTTGTGCCAAATGGATCATCACCAGTAGTTGACAACATTATAGTTTTCAAACCTATTATTTGTGGTTTTTTTGCTCCTTTTAAGTTTATTTTAGATAGACTTCTAGCATATTTCGAAATATCACCAGCTCCACCAGAGAAATTACCAGTACCAAGTCTATCGTTAGGTTCTGAACCCATTTTTTGACCACCTCCTTGTAATAATCCGTAAGATGCCTTTCTTGTTATTGTTGTACCATCAGTAAAATCTATTACCTTCATAGTAACGTCGATCACCGCAGTTGTTGTGGTGAATTTCAATATTGGTCTAAATTCAATTTCTTCACCAAAGTCATCAAGTAATACAAAATTAGTAGTCTTTGTCTTGACGTTTTTCTCATAAACATCAATCACAAATTCAACGTAATATTTATTACCGTAATAATAAGACTCGTCAATCCAATTTTCAAATTCTGCGAGTGTTCCATTATATGTACCATAAATTAAGAAGAAGTCTCCCTGAGAAGATTCATCAATTACTACTCCTAAGTTTTCAAAGTCTGGTGTTTGTGGAACAACTACAGTTTTCTTGTCGAATAAATTAAAAAATTTACCACCATTTACAGTGTCTATGCTTTCTATAAATTGAAAATCTATAAAGACCGGAGCATTTTTAGAGAGTCCAATCCCTCCTGTTAAATTCCAGTTTATTGTATTTTCTTTTGTTACGTTTTGCACCCTCTGGTCTGAAATTTTTGTAACGGAGGGTACCTGAATTTCTAAATATTTTCCCCAGGATTTTTCATTCTGATACAACAAAGGAGATGAGAATTCAAGTTTATAATTTTGCTCAACATCAGTCATATCAAAATAGTAATTAGATATTTCATACTGAAACTTGTCATTAAAATCATAGGTATATACTCTTAGAGCGAATCCTTTAAGTTCACCAAATGTATAGTCAACCGGAATATGAACCTTTATTTTATCATACCTTATAGGTACAGAAGTTGGGTAATTTTGAATCTGTAAAAACGAGGTCTTCTCTGTGTCAATAGTATTATCCTGGGATGAAGATGCCGGAACCTTTCCATATCTTGCATTCACTGCATCAATTCTATATAATTGATTATAAAGTGTATTATTAGTTTGTTTAAACCCTCTTCTAGGTGGATTCTGCTCATCAGCGGAAATAAAACACTTAAACCCATTCACCGTATTTGTGAGGATGTTATAGGGTTCTCCTATTAAATTTGCGTCGTCATAGATATATTCTAATAAAATATTCTCATTAATAGTAACGAATTTCGAAGCTCTCATCTAGAAAAAAGTACACGTTTTGAATATATATTAAAAAACTCCCTTTTTAAGAGAGTTTTAATTTGTGTATATAGTCTTGAATTTCACTTTTTATTTGAGAGTCGGATAGTTCGGGATATCTTTGTTTAATATCTCTGAACAAGGTAAGCTCATCTTTTTTAAGATGTTCTATTTTGTCTTCAACATTACCTATAGAACTACTTGTTTTATTATATTCGTTTTCTAGGTTAACAAATATTTCTAGCAAGTCTTGCTTAGCTTTTTCTGGGTCTGATAGAGCATTGCTGTTTAATCTTTCTAAAAAATCCTCAACATTATTAGATGTGTTGTCGATCATTTTTACAAACCCATTCAAGGCTCTTTCGTAATTATTAGCTTCTTTTTGAATAGACAAAAACTCCTTTCGGATATTTGCAGCTCTTTTTAAAAAAATCTCTTGAATCATTTACTCAGATACATTTTTTTTTCTCGTTGAAGTTCTTTTTGTTGACTTTTGCGCAGTAGTCTTTTCAACTTCAACTGAATTCGAAGTGTCTTTTGGTTGAGAGTTCTTTTCAATCATAGACTTTATCTCTTGTATAATCTTGTTTCTTATCTCAGAAGGATCATTTAAAATATTTCTAGTAAATTCGTCAGCTAGATATTCGATAATCGATATCTCATAAGAATCTTCCATCATTTCAATAAAATCAAGTCGTGGGATTTTTCCATTGACCTTGAAGCTAAGGTTAAAATTTGTATTTCTTTTAACGTTTTTGAACATTTGTGTTACAGGATCTAAAGCTTCGATTCTTTGAATAGTTTCATTTTGTGGCATAGTTGATTGGATATTTTCTACTTGAAAGTTATTTTGAACTGGTGTATCTCTCTGTACCTCAACTCTTTCAACTTGTTCAGTTGCAGTCTCATCTTGGAAAAATCTAGCAAAACTCTCATTTTGTTTTTGTATACTTGAGTCTACCGAGGTAGCTCCATATTTTCTTTTTAATTCTTCAATTTCATCTTCAGGATCAGACATTATAATTGCACTTTCGTTAGTTGCTATCGGTAAATTACCGTATGAATCAGGCATTTTAATTGAACTATTAGTGTCTTCAAACGGAACTTTATCAAGTGGTAGTTTTTTAATTTGATCGGCAAATGCGTTATAAGTAGTTTGACTGCTAAAGAACTTGTTAGGGTCAACTGAATCGTCTTTTATATTTCTCATAGATTCGTTTATTGATTTTGGAGGAGTACCAACAGGTATAAAAAACTTTTCATCTGCTAGTAAATTTGTATTAATTTTCTCTTTATTTGATGTTATTGCAATATTTTGATACACATCTATTATTTGAAAGATATCACCAGTAACTCTATTCTTAAATGTTTTATTCAAATATTCCATTTTTAAAAAATATATTTTTATACACTATTTATAATTTGATTAGTGCTGAAAGTTTATAGTTTTATTTCAATAAAAAAACCCACCGAAGTGGGTTTTATATTTTAGATGATTTGTTTATCACATATCTGCGAAGAAATCATCCTCATCTTCTGCCTTACTCGAAGAAGATGACGAAGAAGAAACAATTGATTCTTCAAAGTCAAAATCATCTGAAGTTGGTTTTGATTCAGTCTTAGAAGATACGAATCCTTGTGAAGACTTACCTGTCATAAAACCGATAATCTCATTGATTTTTCCCTGTTGAGTTTCGTCAAGTCTCTTAGGACCGAAATCTTCTAAATCGTGATCACGATCAACCAAGAAATCTTTAACCATAGTTTGAGCCTTAGCATCAATTTTACCATCTACGAGAGGTGCATTTTTGAAAATACCCTTTTCTTTGAAGTAAATTGGAAGAGAAGAAGCCTCTGGTTTAAACATAGACATTTTATAGTCTGGATATGTTTCATCACCAGTTTGAATTTCTTTTACCAAAAGAACAAAATCCTTACCAGCTGAAAGATCAAATACATTACAAGAAACTCCTGAAATTTCTCCATTCTTTTCTGCTGAAATTTTATCTTTAATAGTCTTTCCGTATTGGAAAATCATAATTTTACCAACTAATTCAGGTTGTTGCTCGTCTTCAAGTACAAGTACATAAGAGTAATACTTTTTAGAGTATTTCAACATTTTTGCTCTTTCTTGAAGAATAGCATTTTTAGAATTAGTCAATTGGTAGTAAAGATCACTAAGAGCACACTTTTCACCAAAGTTCTTTGGACTATCAAAATATCCACAAAGTTCTTTTTGGTTTTTAATGTCTACATAGTGACTAATTTTTTCAAGAGCAAGTTGACCAACTTTACCTTCTTTTGTCAAATTTGGTAGGAATCGAACTACCGATCGATATCCCTTTTTCTTGTCTTTTACTTTTGACAAATCAATACGATAGATACCATCAGTATTTGTTTTTGTCTGTTCATTCAAAAAATCCATTTTTGAATCTAAATTGCCGAATAAATCATCATTCATTTCTGCCATAAATTGCCGTTAATTTTTAAATATTGAAACTTTATTATTTCAATTAAGATTTATATCTTACCCTATTGAAAAAGTTTAGTCAAAGTTGGAGTCAAACTTCCTTGTTCAAAAATTTGACAAAGTTTTCTATACTCATCATCGGAAACTCTCACAAAGGTTCCTTCAAATCCACATCGTGTCACTGCTTCGCCGGATTTTTCATCGATCCAATCTTCTGTCCACAGAGATTTTACTGGTCTAAATTCAGTTTGTGAGTACAGAGTTTTTAAACAATCTATTAGAATTGGTAATTTTTCTTTTTTAAATAGATATTCTTCAAAGTGTATGAATAAGAATTCATAACCGGATTCTTTACCAGATTCAATTAATTTTATTTTGCTTTCAGAGTCTAGATTAATTCTTATAAGTTTCGGACGTGTCGACAAGAAATCCGAACAATACTCTAATCGATGGTTACTTGTTTCAGTATCTAAAATATTTATCAATTTGTTGGTAGCACTTGACCAGTGCGTATCTTTAAAATAAAGATATCCATAGTCATAATCATCGATAAATGTGTCTACTTCATCAGTAAAATCATAAAAGTAACTTTTAATTTCCTCTAAGTCAGGAAATTTGTCACTAAAGTTTTCAGATTCAAAAAGGTTAAATTTTTTTATAATCATCACATTTTAAGTAAAATTTTTAAATCATAATCGTTAATATTTGGCAAATCTGCCTTCCATGGCCAAATTACGTCTTCATAGTCAAGTTCAGATAGAAGTGAAGGCATAACTTCTTCAAATCGAGTAGTTAATTCTTTTCCATCAATCTGATTATCATAATAAGCACTTATTCCGATATAAATTCCTGGTCTATAAAGTTCAAGTGAATTTTCTAAGTTATATTTCTGTTTATCATCTAGAAATCTACTAAGAGCTGATTGTGAGATTTTATCAATCTCTTCAATTTTAAATTTAATCTTAGATATATTTTTCATAGACCACTTTGGTGAAGTTACATATACTTCATCATATGTTGTTCTTGATAGAAAAGTTCCTGATCTGGCACCTGCACTTGGTCCTTGTGCAATAAAAAGAGTTGATGAGAGTAAGCCTACCAAAAAATGTGAAATTAAAGACAGTTTCTCTGAGTTATCAATATTTTTACAGGTTATTAATCCGTTATATCTTCGTAATATATTCGACACATGAATGTCAACGTCAGCATATAGTGTACAAAGTGTCACAAATTTTGATTCCACAAATAGATATTCATCAAATATATCTAATAATTTATCCTTTATAAAATCTAAATCGACATTTCCTAAACTTTGAACCAATTTTGTAAAATGACTGTCTATTTTACTCCACTCACCTTCTCCTAAAAAATGATTTACTTGGTTTTTTAGGTCTGACTCATTAATAGTCGAATTTAACATATATTTTTTGAGTGTATTAAACCACTCATATATAGAACCAAACTCTGTATCAGTTCTATCTTGCCACATATCTGACTCTAAGAATGAATTATATTTTTTTATTTTCATATTTCTATGGTTAGATCTGTATTGTTCGGTCTAGTATAAATAACTTTATTTACATTATTAAAATTATACTTATAATTTGGATCACAATATTTCTTTCCACATCCTGGTTTAGTATAAGCAAGTGTTATATGTGGATTATATTCTGGATACTTATCACTATTTGGAATACTAGACTTTAACTTATTATGTAAGTTAAGTAGATTATCATTTCGATCAACATTGAATTTTACAACATCATATTTAGGATTTTCAAAAAGGTCTATACCGTTAATATTCACTTCTAACTTATCTTTTAGAACTTCTCTTAAAATCGATTCTACTTCACTAACATCAACGACACTTGTCACTGGGTAAAGTAGAGTCAAATGTGGGTGTTCTTGAATGCCATAGTTGTCACCTTCAGTTTCTTGATATAAATCATCTGGATTTATTTGTGATGTCAAGTCTTTCCAATTTTCGACTGGTACATGAACCATCACACATCCGTGATCATATCCTTGTGACTCTAGAAATTTTTCATATTTTAATAAAAACTTCATACTATTTTAATTTAGTTTTGAAAGGACTCTTCAGGTGTTTAAGATTCCATCCAGGAATAAAATCTTTATTCTTTTTTTCAAAATCTTCATAAGATTCAATTCCACTATCTACACAGTTTCTCTCGTATCCTAAGTTTGCTCCTTTTAATTTTGGAACACGGTCATCAATAGTAGTTGATTTTGTTGCTTTTCTTATTTTTTCTAACTGCTTTACAGTTGATTCTCTCGGAAGTGCGCCTTCATTTTCTGACATAACAACTTCAATTGTACCATCTTCTTTAAATTTAGCGAAGTGAAATCTATCAACTATTGGTAATACTTTACCGACTAATTCTGATTCAATACTTTCTGGGCCAAAAGATTTAATAAATTTTCTACCGTTATCGTCTATAACGAAGTCAAAATCTTGACCTGGATTTTTTTCAATAAGTGCTTTTATTCTGCTTTTTATTGATATAAACTCGTCAACTTTAGCTCCTTTGTAAGCTTTAAGTCTTGCTCTGATAATTTTCATTTTAAAAATATAATTTTAATTAGTTTATATATTAAATGGTCTCTTCAAACTTTCTCACATCTTAAACTATAAAATAGGTCTAAATATTTTATCAAAATGAAAAGTGAAATTAAAATAGAATTTTCAAATAAAAAAGAACTGAAAAAACTTATCGATAAAGCTTACTTCGAGAATGGATATAAAGGTAAACTTCTTACAAGTGAAAATTTTATTGAAATTACTCCAGAGGTAGACGATGTTCTTTACTCAGTAATTAAAGGTCTCAATAACGCAACAATTAAAGTCTCAAATTTAGATATAATCGACGGTAACTGTAGATTTATCGTAGATGATACAGGAGAAAATCCTAAAATCTATCCCATATCGATGTATTGTATTATTGATGATAATAAAAAATATATCTTTTATTAAAATATGAAAAAATTTGATTTCGAAGAGGTTAACCTCGTGCCTAAAAAATGTGTTGTTGAGTCAAGAAGCGAGTGTGACTGTGGAGTAAATTTTGGAAAATTTACCTTCAAGCTTCCGATTGTTCCTGCAAATATGGAATGTGTGATCAATGAAGAAATCGCAATAAAACTCGCAAAATCCGGATACTTTTATATCATGCACAGATTTGGAACTAATCCAGTTTCATTTACCGAAAAAATGAAAGAGTTAGGATTAGTTAGTTCAATCTCACTTGGTGTCAATATCGACTCTTATGATACAATCGATGAAATTCACCTGGCAAATCAAGTAACTGGCTCAGACTATAGTCCAGATTTCATTACAATCGATATAGCACACGGCCATTCCATAAAAATGGAAAAAATGATTAAATATATCAAAGAAAAATTACCGAACACATTTATTATTGCTGGAAATGTCGCCAGTCAAGAAGCAATTAAAGATTTAGAAGAGTGGGGAGCAGATGCAACAAAGGTTGGAGTGGGTCCTGGTAGTGCATGTACAACTTGGCCTACAACTGGATTTGGTTCTAGAAATTGTCAAGCCTCAACTGTATATGAATGTTCACTTGTTGCTACAAAACCAATAGTTGCAGATGGTGGAGTTAGAGTTCCAGGTGATATTTCAAAATCTCTAGTACTAGGAGCAACTATGGTAATGATAGGAGGAATGATGTCAGGATTCAAAGACTCTCCTGGCCATCTAGTTGATGTAAATGGGACTATAAAGAAAGAATTCTGGGGATCAGCCTCAAAGTTTCAAAGCGGTAAGACAAATAGAATTGAGGGAAAGAAAGTACTAATTGACTACAAAGATCGATCTATCTTAGATGAAATGAAATACATCGAAGAGTGTCTTCAAAGTTCAATATCTTATGCTGGTGGTAAAGACCTGTCAGTTTTTAATACGGTAAAGTGGATTTAAATCATGTTCCACAACTCAGTTTCGATATCTTTGTCAATTAAAGAATTATCAGAGTTGATCAATTCGAGTAAGTTGCTCATTTTAGTTTCTAAAATTGACCACTCTTTAGAAGTATAGATCTCAGAGAGATCATCATTATGTCTAATTGAGTCAAAAGGAAATTGAAATCCATCAGGAGTGACAAAAATTTGTGAGCAAATTTCTACAAAAGATTCTTTTAACTTTTCTTCATTCATTCTTCTAATATACTAAAATTTTAGAGATTGTCAACCTAAATATCAATAATTTTTATAACATCTAGTCCCTTTCTACCCGGTAATACTGTTATAATATTAATTTCATATTCATTCTTTAACCATTTTTCTAAGTTAAATTCGAAAATTATAGAAATATTATATTCTATTGAATAAATTGAATATCTACCAGTATTAAGAACATCTTTTCCTAAATAGTCTGGAAAGATTATGTTTACCGTTTCTCTAAAGAAATTATTAAACTCCTCAACTGTCCTAAAAGTGGTTCTATCAGATATTCTTTTCTTTAAATCATGTTTAGATGTATCATTCCAATTTATTTTAAATTGAACTTTTTTATTATTAACTCTTTTTTTCAGAGTAATAAACTTTACTAGATTTTTGTCAAAATCAAAAGTAACATCTTTTAATTTCTGTATTTCAGAAGAAACATTATCATCTTTTGAGGACTTGATATTAAGTACATCACTTAATCTTACCTCATTGAACTTTTTGAATTTATATAGATGTTTCATTGTATTAAGTATCCATCCAGTTCACTTTTTCACAAGATAAAAGAAACTTGAATTCGATTGTCCTTTAATTTCCTCCTCTGCTTCCTTAATTTCGTCTTTTCCTTGAGACATAATGTCAGCTGAATTGATTTTTACGCCACCTGGCAAAACGTAATCATAACGACCAGTCAAATTAGCATATTGAACTTTTGCCCATCCAGTAACATATTTTACAAAAAGATCGTCTTTAAACAAATATTCAGCTGGAATATTCGCATAAGCCTCAAGGATCACATCGTATTTTACATTAGTAAGTATGTGAAGTCTGTGATGTAATTGATTAAAATGATATTTGAGAGTGTACTTATTCAACTGATTCATCATATCACTCATTGAATCAAGTATAGTTTTATATACTCCGAGTTCACCGATTGTTGTTACATATGATGATAAATAAGGCTGATTTGTAACCCCTAAATTTACTGATAAGTTAGGTGTATTAATACCGAGTTGAAATAAACTTTCACCTCTTGCTTCGTAGAGATAAACAACACTTTGTATTTCACAAGGTACAGTAACGTATCTATATTTTGTAAATTCTTCAGTTTGAAAGGCTTCTTTGTGAACTAGAAAATACATTTTTTGTACTGAATACTGGTAATTACGGTAGAAGTATGGTAGAGCTCTAGTCTCAATAATTCTTCTGATTTCAGAATCTGGTAAAACTTTTGGAAGTGCGCATCCTACTGTTAGTTCATTTTGAACAAAGTCTATAAACTCTTCTATTGTGTAACCACTTTGATAAGGTACGTAATCAGACATTTAGTTATTAATTTTATTTATATATTAGATTTATAAATCAAGAAACAAATCACCGACATTTTATATATAACAATAAATGTTAAAAATCTATGAGAGACCTAATTATTGAAATGGCGAATAGAAATATAGGATCTTTAGTTTTATTTTTAAAAAATCCTAAAAATCATCTTTACATAGAGTATATAAATAAAAATATACCTATTGAGGTACAAGATTTACAAACATCAGAAAAAATATATTACTTTGTTAATGATTTAAAGAGTATACATCTCTGTAGTTGCGGGAAACACAAGTCTTTCATTGGATTCAAAAATGGATATCGACAAACTTGTGGTGATATGAAGTGCACAGTTAATAAAAGGAGAGAAACATGTATTCAAAAATGGGGTGTGGATAATCCGAAAAAATCTAAAGAGGTTATTGATCGTGAAAAACAGAATATTTTAGATAAATGGAATGGTGATCATTACATGAAAAATGAACAAGTGAGAAAAAAGTTCAATAGTACAATGGTTGAAAGATGGGGTGTCGAATGGGCTCAACAATCTGAAGAGATATCAAATAAAAGTAGAGAGACTTTTGAGAATAATGATAATAGAGAACAAATAATTGAAAATAGAACCAGTTCACTAATTAATAAATCGAAATCAGAAAAGAAACAAATAGAGCAGAAGAAAAAGAAGACAATAGAAGATAAATTTGGAAGTTACGATAATTTTGTAAATTTTAGAAATGATAAAATAAGACAAAAATCTTTGAAAAATTGGGGAGTTGATCATCACTTGAAAAGTAAAGAGATCATTGATAAACGTATTGAGTCTTATAAATTCAATATTGTTTCGAAAATTAAAGAGAACTTACCAGAAAATATCATCTTTATTGACAAGCGGGAAAATCTAAATAAGACTGATTCAGTTTTAAGATTTATGTGTAATAACTGTTCAAATGAATTTGAAATGAATAGACAATTGTTTCAATTCAGAAAACTATCTAAAGAAGAAATTTGTATTAACTGTAACCCAATATTGGTTGGAAAATCAAAGAAAGAAGGAGAAATTTTCGAATTTATTAGTCAGGTCTATAGTGGTATAGTTCTAAGAAATCATAAAGGTATAATTTCTAAAGAGCTCGATATATACATACCTGATTTGAAGTTATCATTTGAATTTAATGGACTTTATTGGCACTCAGAGCTTTATCGAGATAAAAATTATCATCAAGAAAAGTCTAAAGAATGTATTAATAATGGTATAGAACTAGTACACATCTGGGAAGATGAGTGGGACTTCAAAAGTGAAATAATTAAATCGATGATACTAAATAAATTAGGATCATCGAAAAAGATATGGGCGAGAAGTTGTGAAGTCAAAGAAATTGAAGATAACAAATTAATTACTGAATTCTTAAATAAAAATCATATCCAAGGAAGTGTCGGGTCCAAATATAAAATTGGTCTATTTTATAATGATGAATTGGTCTCGTTGATGACATTTGGTAATCTAAGAAGATCATTAGGCCATAAATCTAAGACTGATCATTATGAATTAATTAGGTTTTGTAACAAATTAGGAGTGAGCGTTATCGGAGGTGCTTCTAAATTACTGAGTTATTTTATAAAAAAATATAATCCAGTAGAACTACTAAGTTACTCAGATAACTCAAAAGGTCTAGGTGGTCTTTATGAAAAACTTGGATTTGAACTAGTAGGTGAAACTGAACCAAACTATTATTGGGTAGTGGATGGCTTTAGAAAACATAGATTTAACTTCCGAAAAGACAAGTTAGTCAAAAATAACTTTGATAAAAATAAGTCAGAAGTTCAAATTATGACAGAGATGGGATATTATAGAATATTTGATTGTGCTAGTAAAAAATGGTCAAAAAAAATAATTTAAACAAACCATATGAATTGTGTCTATAAATAATAAAAATATACCCAAAATATGAAAACTATTGGTCTATGTATGATTGTAAAAAATGAGGCTCACGTTATCACAAGATGTATTGAGTCAGTAAAAAGAATCATAGACTATGTTTTAATTGTCGATACTGGTTCAGACGATGGAACTCCTGAGACAATTCAGAATTGGTTGGTAGAAAATAATTTTCCTGGACAGGTGGTAATTGAACCTTGGCAAAATTTCGCCTATAATCGTTCTTTCGCACTTGCAAAATTAAGAGAAGTCGAGCATATTGATTACGCATTAATGATTGATGCTGATGAGATATTGGTTTTCAATGAAGACTTTAATCCTGAATCTTTTAAAGAGTCACTTTGGGCGGATATCTATGACATTACCACTAATATGGGTGGTTTCATTTATAAAAGGCCTCAGCTTACTTCAAATCGTAGAATGTCGAAATATGATGGTGTAGTTCATGAGTTTTTATCACTTGAGGATGGTGGGTCAAGAGACCATGCAAATGGATTTCACAATAGTCCAATTCAAGATAGTGCAAGAAACAGAAGTGGAAATAAATTTGAAAATGATGCTAAACTTCTTGAAGAAGCTCTGAAGGGTGATATTTCAGATTGGTTCAGATCAAGATATACCTTTTACTTAGCACAGTCTTATAGAGATTCTGGTAGACCTGAGTTGTCATTAGAAAAATATTTAGAAAGAGCAGACCAAGGTTTTTGGAATGAAGAAATTTATGTGAGTCTATATAACGCTGGAAATATCATGAAAGGTCTAAACTATCCGAAGGATCAAATTCTTCAGACTTATTTAAGAGCGTATGAGGTTTGTCCTCATAGAGTTGAAGTTCTTCACGCGGCCGTACAATATTGTAGAATTCACGGTATGAATCAGCAAGGATATATGATCGGAAAACATGGTATAACAATTCCCCTTACTGATACATCTCTTTTTGTTGAGTCATGGGTTTATGATTATGGACTACTTGATGAATTTTCGATTGTTGCTTTTTGGGCAGGTCATTTTGAAGAGTCTAAAACTGCCTGTGAGAGACTCTTAAACGAAGGTAAAATCCCGGCACATTACATGGACAGGGTTAAATCAAACCTACAATTTGCCATTGACAGGCTTAGTTAAAATTCTCTGATTCTTTTAGAGACATTAGAATTTCCCTCTCATTATCATTAATTTGTTGAGGAACTTTCAAATTCATTTTAATGAATAAATCTCCTGTTTGACTATTGAAATTTAAGTCGGGTACTCCTTTTCCAGTAACTCTGAGCACTTTTCCGTGAGTTGTTCCTGGTTGAACAGAGAATTTGATATCACCTTGAGGTGTTTTCAAGAAAACTTCTTTTCCTAGAATAGCATCGACAATATTGATATCTTGTTCATAGACAAGATTATTATTCTCTCTCTTGAAATTTTGATCTGGAATTTCTTCTACGGTGACTAGAAGATCACCCGGTATACCACCTTTCACAGCATTTCCAAACTGATTTAAATTAAATGTTGCCCCATTAAATGATCCTTTTGGTATTTGAATATCTACGGTTTCTTCTTTTGGTATAACACCTTCTCCTCTACAGTTATTGCAGTTTGTTCTTACAATTTGTCCAGCTCCGTTGCAAGAATTACAAACAACTATTTGTTGAATTACACCAAATGGTGTATTTTGAACAATTTTTCTTTGACCAGAACCATGGCATACTCCACAAGTGGTTAAATCTTTTCCTCCGACACCATCACACATTGTGCAACTGGTGTGTCTGTTGTATTTAACTTTTTTTGAAAGACCGTTTATTACATCTTGTAAAGTAACGGTAACTTTCACTCTTAGATCTTGACCTTTTCTAGTCTGTGGTCTTTGACGGCCTCCTCCGCCAAATCCAAAAAAGTCTCCAAATCTAGAGAATATATCATCCATACCAAATCCAGAGAACGGATTGCCTCCTCCGTGATTATCACCAACTGTTCCATAAGTATCATATTGTTGTTTTTTCTGAGGATTTGACAAAACGTCAAATGCCTCAGCACACTCTTTGAACTTTTCTTCAGATTGAGCGTCTCCAGGATTTTTATCTGGATGATATTTCATAGCTTGTTTTCTATAAGCCTTTTTAATATCATCAGCAGATGCTGATCTGTCAACTTCTAATATTTGATAGTAATCTTTACTCATATTATAAACTTTTTATTAAATTTTATTCAAAAACTATACCATTATAGACCTAAATGATTATTGAGTTTAGTATCTCTTATTTCACTTTGAATATCACTATTGGTCTTCTCTAAGGCATATTTTAATTTCCCTGCAACATAATTTTCAACTATTAGTGTCATTATTTCAGTAGTTGAGTCTAAATTTTCAAAGTCATTTAGTGCCTTTGAATTCTTTTTAAACTTATCAGATAGTTCTGTTAGGAATTCTTCTAAGTTAAATTGTAACTGATAGAGTTCGAGTCGTAAGTCTTTTACAGTTTTTAAATACTGGTTTGTAGGATTGAATAATCCGGGTAAATCTATAAAAAATTTAGAATAAACTTTTCTTACAGTGGGTAAGACATATTCGAGTCTATTATTTCCTTCTGGATTTATCTCAGTTTTATTTATTGTTTTAGTAAATAACTTATGTTCAAAAAGTCTGTAATGAGTATTAATTGTTTCTTTAAAGAACTTTCTCAGAGAGATCGAATCTTGCTCGTTTTTTAATCCTCTTAATAGTGTATCTAATAAAACAACATTATCTAAATCTTTAAGTGATTTTGGATTTGAAAAAATCATTTAGATAGTATAATTTTTGGATATCTAAAAGGTTTCCCATCTATTGTATACCCTTTAGATATAACATCAATTATTTTTTCCTCACCGGTTTCTAGAACTGATATTACTTCGTGTAAATCGGAATCATAAGTCTCGGTTTGAATTTCCTCAATTCCTTCATTTTTAAGAAACGTACTAACTTTATTTAAGATAATATTTAATCCTTCTGAGTCAGAGATAGATTTTCTAGCAATAGATAGGTCGGAATCTAAATCTAAAATTGAGTTAAGTGTTTTAATTTTAGTATTTAAAATAAGTTCACTTTTTTCTTTTTGAACTCTTTTTTTAAAATTTTCAAATTCAGCATAAAGTCTTACATAGGAATCATGTCCTTTTTTCTCTGCAAATTCATCAAGTAGGTCATTTAAAACTATTTCACTATCTTCTCCAAGTGAAATTTTGTAGACCATTTCTTCATCTTGTAGTAACTTTTTTTCTTTTAAAAATTCTTTTGTGTCCATATTAATAATTAAATGATAGTAATTTTTTTACGTTATTTGATACAACGAATTCATAAGTTCCGAATTGATCTGAGACTTTAAATATCTCTAAATCTTCAATTTTAACTTTAAATTCTTCAATATAGTCGATTAATTCTGTTAAAGACTTTTTATAGATAGCATCTGGTACCCAATAGTCTGGAAACTTATCTATGAATTTATCAACAAAAATCTCTAAAGTCTTTTTTCTTATTAGTACTTGTTGATTGTTGTTTATTGAACGATTTGATAAAAAATCTACTATATGTGTATTGAACTTATGAATTAAGTTATCTGTTTCAATAACTTTCAGTATTCCAATTACAAGCGCATCTCTTTCAGAGATTTCTACTTCTTTGTTTTCCTTTAGGATCTTTTCACCTTCTTTGTCACTTCCAACTACATAGTAGACGAAATGATCCCATACACATCTTCGCACTAAATCCTCAGGAAAAATTGTAATTTTCATTCTTGAAATATATTTTATTTTTATAAGTAAAAATAGTGTCAAAGTTTATATTATACTGTCAAAAACAAAAACTAACTTTTTTTACAAAATAATGTTTTTTAAATATAGAAATGGTATATATACGTTATTATAAAAAATAACAAAAAAATAACTATTTAATGAATTGAAAGACCTCATCCAAACTGAGATTGACACACCTGACGGTGTCGCTCTACTTGAACAAATTTACATAACAGAACTAGGTCACGTAATGGCGAGAGTTTATTATAAGAAAAAAGGAATCAGAATAAATAAACGATTGACAAATTTAGAGGAATTACTCCAAAATACCGGACTCAGTGTTAAAGATGAGGAAACAATGAAGTTAAAGAAGTTAAGAGCAAAAAGAGTTTACAAAACAACTTATGGCTGACTGACAAATCAAAACTTAAACATAATATATACTTTAAATCACGAACTTGAAAATGTATAAATTTAAGGAGTTTTTAATTGAAAAGTCTTTAGAGAGTTTGATTCTAGAATCTAGAATTTCATTTTCTAAAGACTTTTTTAGATTACTTTCTAGTATAAAAAATCCTCTTGCTAAAAAAATTCTTAAACTACAGGGTGAAGATATAGATACTACTTATAACTACATAGATATAACTGATCAAAATGATATGGTTAGTTTCACACCAGATAGAAGAGCTCAAGATTTTATAAAAGACAAAGAAGAACTTTATGAGGTTGTAATGGATAATAAGTATTTAACAAACTCTCAAAGTAATCAGTCCGTATTCGATAGACTTGGGCATGAAAGAGTAGAAAATGTATGGCAGCCAAGAATGGGCACTTTAGGAAAAATAGTATCAACTACTTATGGCAGCAGTGGTAAAATTTATGTACTATTTCAGGGTATAGGTGAAAATTCTGATAAAAAGACAGTTTTGAACTTTGTGGCTATCAAACCAATAAATGAGGAGTTTGTTAAAATTTGGCAGACTTCAAGAAATAACATTAAAGTAGGTAGAATAATCAAGGCTCTTGTAAAGAGTTTAGATATTGATGTTTCAGATTCAGAAATTGAAAAGTTTGTAAATGAATACAAATCTCTTATGGAGATTATGAAAGACGCATTTAAGAAATTTGATGTTGTTGAAGGTGATGATATTGCTAGATTTTATAAAATCGAAAACTATGCTGATCAAAATAAAGGCACACTTGCCAACTCTTGTATGGCTGAGAGACCTGAAAGTACTTTCTACATATATGTGAATAATCCAGAATCTTGTAAACTTCTTGTACTATATGCAGATGGTGGTGAAGTAAAAGATGGGAAATACAAATCAAATAAAATTGTTGGAAGAGCAATTCTTTGGACCACTAGAAGTGGAGATAAATTCTTAGATAGAATCTATACAAATAATGATAGTGATGTGGATTTATTTAAAAAGTTTGCTCAAGAAAACAATTGGTGGACTAAACAAAGACAAGACTCAAGTAACGAATTTAAAGTTGAAAGAGGTGGTGAATTAAAACCCGCTAAATTTATAGTTGATTTACAAAAATGGGATGAAGAGTTTCCATATTTAGACTCACTTTCTTTCTTTAATCCAGTCACTGGTGAATTAAGTAATCAAGCGAGAACTATAAATGCAAAATGGGAACTTCTTTCGACAAGCGGAGATTATAATGAATTATGGATTGAGGACGAAGACTAATTATCTTTCATTAAAACCACTCCTCTGATTCTCAATATTAAGAATTCTTCAGTTCTACAGAAATAATCAATAGTAATAGATTTGTTAATTGGTCCTTCTTTTTTAGTGTCGTATTTAACAACTAGACTAGTAGTTTTATCTGGTTCAATTTCTAAAATTGGACAATTCACACTTACAATACTACCACTAGGTTTACACTGAAATATTACAATAGTAGTATCTGATGTGTTTTTTAAAGTGAAAGTTGATGAAATATCTTCTCCATATTTTACTTCACCAAAATCATAGACAAGTCTATCTGAAATCAGTGACTGGCTTTCACCAGTCACTGACACAAATAGAAAAAATAACAAAGATAAAAATCTAAGCATTTTTGTTTTTATTTTACTTCTTCAAAAGCTACGTCTTCTGCTGCCTGTTCCTGTGGATTTTGACTCACTGGTTCTTCAGTCTGAGTTTGTGAGTAAAGTTTAGTAGAAATTTTACTCCAAACTTCATTCAATTTAGTCATTTGTTGGTCAATTAACTCTAAATTCTGTTCTTTATGTGCAGTTTTTAGTTCATCCAAAACAGAATTTAATTCTGACTTATCTTCATCAGTCAACTTTTCTCCAAACTCTGACATTTGTTTTTCAGTTTGAAAAATAATATTATCTGCCTGATTAAGCTTATCAATTTTTTCCTTTTCGATTCTATCGGATTCAGCATTTGCTTCAGCATCTGCTTTCATTCTTTCGATTTCTTCTTTAGAAAGCTGTGACCCACCTTCAATTCTGATTTTATTCTCTTTACCAGTTGCCTGATCTTTTGCAGTTACTGAAAGAATACCGTTAGCGTCGATATCAATTGTACACTCAATCTTTGGAACACCACGAGGAGCTGACATGATACCATCTAGGTGGAATCGACCAAGTGATCGGTTATCACGAGACATTGGTCTTTCGCCTTGAAGTACGTGAATTTCTACAGATGGTTGGTTATCAGATGCAGTTGAGAAAACCTCTGATTTACGAGTTGGGATTGTTGTGTTGGCCTCAATCAATTTTGTAAAAACACCACCCATAGTTTCAATTCCAAGTGAAAGTGGAGTTACGTCGAGAAGGAGTACATCAGTAATATTACCAGTCAAAACTGCTCCTTGAATTGCTGCTCCAATTGCTACAACTTCGTCAGGATTAACCGATTTGTTTGGTTTTTTACCGAAGTTCTTTTCAATAGCTTCTTGAATTGATAGAATACGTGTAGATCCGCCAACTAAGATAATTTCATCAATGTCTGCAGATTTAATGTTTGCTTTTTTCAAGGCTGTTTTTGCACATTCAATTGCTCTATCAACAAGTGATGAAGTCAATTGATCAAACTTTGAACGTGTAAGTTTCTTTACAAAGTGAAGTGGCATACCATCCTTAGCGGTAATATACGGAAGATTGATTTCGCTCTCTGTTGTAGAACTTAGTTCAATTTTAGCCTTTTCTGCGGCCTCTTTCAATCTTTGAAGAGCCATAGGATCTTTAGAAAGATCCATAGAGTTTTCTGATTTGAATTCATCAACCATCCAGTTAATAATCGCGTTATCAAAGTCGTCACCACCAAGATGAACATCACCATCAGTAGATTTAACTTCAAATACACCATCTCCGATTTCAAGAACTGATACATCATGTGTACCACCGCCGCAGTCAAATACTAGGATTTTAGCGTCTTTATTTTTCTTGTCTAGACCATATGCCAAAGCCGCAGCTGTTGGTTCGTTGATGATACGTTCTACTTCAAGTCCAGCGATTTTGCCGGCTTCGATGGTAGCGGTTCTTTCGGCGTCTCCGAAGTAAGCTGGTACAGTAATAACCGCTCTTTTTACCTCAAATCCAAGATAGTCTTCGGCGGTTTTCTTCATTTTCTGAAGAATCATAGCTGAAATTTCTTGAGGGGTATATTTTCTATCATCTACTTCAACTGCCGGAACATTTGAGTCGGTAGATACTACTTTATAAGGTACTCGCTTAACTTCATCTTTACAGTTATTGAAATCTTTTCCAATAAATCTCTTAATTGAGTAAACTGTTTTTGTTGGATTGGTCACTGCTTGTCTTTTTGCAGGATCTCCAATTTTTCTGTCTTTGTCTGTGAATCCGACAACTGATGGAGTTGTACGTTTTCCCTCTGAATTACTGATGATAATTGGTTCACCATTTTCAACAACAGCTACCGCTGAGTTTGTGGTTCCAAGATCAATTCCTAAAATTACATCTTTTTTTGCCATATTATTTTTATTTTTGATTTATACTTTTCAATTCTTGTGCCAAAATTTATTTATGTTAAATTTTCTCACAAATTATTCAATTATATGTAAGATGGCATAAAAAGTTTATTCACTGATTTGACTTTAAAGAAAATTATTGACAAAATGTCAGTTTTGACATCTTATCTGACAAGAGAAATTCTTCCTCTATAAACATGAATTTTATTGAAGATATCGGTCACAAAAAATTGATATACATATACATCTATTTGACAATCTACACCATTTAGTGTTCCATCCCAAACGGGATTCTGTGAAGTTTCTTCAAATATCTTCACGCCCCATCTATTAAATATTTGCATAGTAACACTTTTATAGTTTGTTCCTTTTCCAAAAAATACTTCATTTTCGTTATCATCTGAGGGTGTAAATGCATTTGGTATATAGAATGTAAAAACTGGCTTGATCTCTATTGATCTAAAAGATGTGTCTAGACATCCAAATTGATTTCTACATACAAGATTAATTGTATATTGGCCAAAATCTTGATAAGTGTGTTCTGGATCGAACAAGTTACTAGTCTGTCCGTCTCCAAAACTCCAAAGATAGAAGTTCGAACCTTGTGATAAATTGATACAATTAATTGTGTTATTATATTCATCTAATTGTGTATTTTCAATTGAAAAAAATGATATCGGACTTGGATATACTGTCACAAGAATCGAGTCTCTATTTTCTGAACTACATCCATTATTAGTTGCGACATTTAATGTCACAGTGTACTGACCTGGATTTGTATAAATATGAATTGGATTTTCAGAATTCGATGTATAACCATCTCCGAAGTTCCAATTCCAAAAAGAAATATTACCAACTGAGTTGTCAGTGAAATAAGCTGTAAAGTCTTCACATCCACTCAAGTTAGGATTTTCAATATTTGAAATTGGATTTTGAAAAACTTGAATAATAGAAGATGACTCACTTTGGCAACCATTATTACTGATTGCGAGTAAATTAACTTGGTATGTACCCGGTCCGGCATATGTATGTGTAGGGTTTACTTGATTACTAAATGTATTATCTCCGAAGTTCCAGATATAGTTTATAATTAGTCCACTTGTTATGTAACTATCGTTAAAAAATTGTACTAGTTCTGAGTCACAAAAAGTATCATTATTGTCAAAAGAAACTTGAGGAACTGGAAAAACATTCACAACTTCAAATTGTTCTGACGAGCAAGTAAGTATGCCATCAGTAGAAGTTACACTCAGTGAGACATTATATTGACCGGGACTTGTGTAAATAAAAGTAGAGTTTTGACTGGTGGACTGCCATCCTTGTGATCCAAAGTTCCATAGGTAAGAATTTGTCTGTGACCAACTTGGAACTTGAGAAAAATTGTAAAAGTTAGAAATTTCTCCAAGACAAATATCATCTGCTAAAAAATTAACAATTGGTCTAGGTTGAACGGTAATTGTCTTTTCTATAGTATCTCTACAATTAGAACCGTTAATCTCAGTTATTAATAGAACATTGTACACACCTGTATTTTGATAAAGGTGAGTAGGTGAAAAATTGTTAGAAGTCTGGCCATCGCCAAAAAACCAAGTGTAGTTATTAGTATATCCAGAAAATTGAGAACTTGTATTAACAAAATAAGAAGTATCATCTTGACACACATTAAAAGAATTAAAATTAGAAACCGGAGTCGGCCAAATAGTAATTTGCTTACTAAATTGTCCAGTACATCCATCTGAAGAAACAACAGAAAGTGTAACTACATAGTTTCCTGGATTTGTATAAATATGGCTTGGGCTAAAAAGATTAGATGTTGACCCATCTCCAAAAGTCCAGAAAAAACTCTGAATAGTATCACCACCTGATATGTTAGAGGTATTCGTAAATTGAATTGAATTTGAACAATCATCATTATAGGTAAAAATCGGAGTAGGAATTGAAGGTTGAAGATTTGTAGAGAGATTTACTTGACACCCAGTAGGAGTGGTAATTAGACAAGAAATTGTAGTATATAAATTAGGATTTACAGTTATTGATTCAGTTGTTTCGCCAGTTGACCAAAGATAATTAGAAAATCCAGAAGGTGCATTTAAAGTGGCACTAGTATCATTAATACAATAATCTATATCAATTTGGGTTGTTTGACAGTCAAGAAAATCTATATAAGCATACCCGAAGTGTCCTCCTAAATCACAATCTCCTGTCTCAAACTCAATCGTGACTGTTTGTCCAATATACGCGGTTAGATCGACTGTTACAAGTGCCCAATCTCTCCAAGCAATATTCAGTGGAGTTCCATCGGATCCTACACTTGGACAGTACTGGAAATTTGGTAAATTTGAAGCAGCGGTTACTGTATAATCTGTGCACTGTATAACTTGGCCATTTGATAGTCTGACTCTTGATGAGAATCTAGGTTGCTCTTCGTCTAAATGACCGGGATCTTCAAAAACAACAGCGTAAGCATATCTTATTAGTGTATTTTGTGGAGTTACATTTAAATTGTAGTATAATCCTTCTGCTTCAGCTCCGACATTATCATTGCCAAGTCTAGCAGAGAAGTTTCCATCATAGACAGTTGAAAGTCCTCCACAGGTGTTGGGATCAACTCCTGATGTCATAATAGTTTGTCTACCATTAGTTATTCCGTTATTCGGAAGTGTGATAAGACAACAAAAGCCTCTTCTTCCAGACCATCCAGTGAAATTACCAAGCTCAAAGTCGGTATTGAAACATTGAGATTGTATTATATTACTAAAAAATAATAAAACTAGTAAAGTGATAAGTCTTCTTCTCATCTCAAATGTTTTTTTATTATATATTCTTATCAATTTTAGAATAAAATCTATTAATAAAAAATAAAAATTCAAAAAATCGTTTTTTATTTTAAATAAATAAATATTGTTTTGGATTCGTTTTTTTCACTTAATATATAATTTATGACCGACTTTAAGAAAGAAATAATCCCCATAATCAAGTGGCTTGCAATTGACCTATTCGAGGTGGTTGTTGATATTCCTTTATCCAATGGTCTTATGTTTCATACAATCGAGTGGAGAAAAAAATCTAATAAAGTTTACTTACACAAAATTGTTGATAATTTAGATTATCAATTTGATTTTGATGATTTTGATGAAGAAACTAAAAGTGAGATTTATAATTATTTTATGAGGACTTTTCTGAATTAGTATACCTGTTCTTGCTCTTTTGTTCTAGATACGCTTTTAAGTCGTCGTAGGTGACATTTCCAGGATTGACAACCAGTTTTTCTGCATTGCCTTCTTTCTTAATTTCAATCTTCTTTTCTTCAGCTGATTTAATTCTATCCTCATACTCAGTTTCTACCTTTTTTAATAGACTTCCTAAGTAAAAATCTACTCCCTTTTCTTTTACTACTTTAACATCCCAATTAAATATAAATTCTTCAGTGTTATAATATAGTGCGATAACATCTTCGTTAACATAGTAATCTAAATAGATTAGTATATTTCCAATATTACCTTTCATGGCAATATTTGTTTTGTAGGTTGTGTTATAGAAGTATGCAAACTTGTCTTTTTCATTATACTTCCTCTCACCGTTGTGATCTAAAGTAGATACAAGACCTAAGTTTTGCGTGTAGTACTTAGATTTTTTTATCTCATTAATAAGTGAGTCTCTTGTTACAATATTATACATAAAATATTTATTACAAGACCGAGTTTCCCTTAAACTTCAATTTCAAGTTTTTCTCCTTCTTCTCCAAATTTATCTTCTAATTCGATTTTAAGATCTACAATTAGATTATCGTCGACTAGTGCCACTTCAACATTTTTATTAATTTGACCAACTAACTCATCACCTCTAGTGAGATCATATTTTTTGAATTTTAAGAAACAACTTTTGATATCACCATCTGAGAAGTCTTTTGTTTTGTCTTTTGGAACTGCTTCTTCAAGTGGTATAGTAATAAAAAGATCATATCTGCTAGTCTCATCTTTAAAGATAAATTTGATACTATCAAACACTGATGAGTATTTACTAAACTCAGAAGACTCTAGACTAAGTCCAAGTTCAGCAAATGATATTTTAGATTTTTCAGACTCTTTTTCTTTTCCCTTTTTTAAAGCGTCACTCATTGTAATGACATCTTTTTCTGTTTTCTCAGGTATTTCAAAGTAATTCTCAATTTTTCTTTTTAACTTAGTAAGAGCTGTTTTAACGTACTCTTCAGGAGTATCATGTACATTTTCGTTTAAAAAATCTGAGAACTTTTTTACTTGCATGGTGATTGATTTTTTTTATTTAGTTTTTGATAGAGTGATTTTACAGAATATTTGATTGATATTATAGGATTAATACCAGAAAATAAGAAATATAGACCAAAACAAAATGCCGCAAGTAAGTACAAAATTAAATTCGCTCTCAATAAATTGCCACTTACTTGAATAAGTATCAATTGAATTGCGTCGAAACCTAGCGGATTTAGGAACATCCCGCAAATAAGAAACATGGTCGCCAGTCTTGGCCTTACTATCCTCTTCATTTTTTTCCTCTTTAATCGTTAAACTATCAAAGTCCATTAAATTTTTTATATTTTGAGTCTTAATTCCAAATCACACAAATCAACTTCTATATCGATTAAGACTTATTAAGTCTATATATTAATTAAAGATTCGAGTTTATTATCTCTTAAAGTTGTGATATCCGTAATGTCGTTGTATCTAAGATACCACCGTGTTTTAAGTGTTGTAACATCAAGATATTTACAAATTCCAAAAATTGAAAGAGATTTGAATTCACATTCTTCTTTGAAAAATTTTATTATTTCCTCATCTGAATTAAATTCTTTAGTTTCCGCACTAAATACTCTTCTGAAAATTTCACCATTCTCAATTGTGTGTAAGAAATACTGAGGTCTCTTTGGAACAACAGCTAAACAGTTGTTAAAATGAGAATAAAGGCTTTCAAACCAAAGACTTGGGTGGAGACTAGCAACAGTCACATTACTCATGTCATTATTACCGAGTCTAATTGAGTTATCAAATAACATTTTTAGGGCGGTTATATCTTTATCAGAGAAAATAAGAACTTCCACTTCTGATTCTAATTTACTCAGAGACTCTATAAATGACATATTTATTTTAGATTTTATCTACTTTTATTCCCGAAGACTTTAAAAATTGTACTCCTAAATCATCACGATAATCTTCCTCATATACTACCCTTGAGATACCAGATTGTAAAATTAATTTAGAACAATTTTTACAAGGTGAATGAGTTAAATATAAAGTGGAACCTTCACAAGAGTGACCCCACCTTGCACACTTCAGTATGGCATTTGCCTCACCATGTAGTGTATACCAATGTGTTTGGTAGTTTTCATCTTCGCAACAATTATCATATCCATTTGGAGTGCCATTGAAACCATCTGAGATAATCATTCCATTTTTAACTATTAGTGCACCGACTTTTAGTCTTGAACACTGGGACAGTTTGGACCAAGTTTTGGCCATTTCAAGGTATGTTAGATCGTATCTTGCTTGTTTGTCCAAAATATTATGAAACTCTTTCAACTTGAATAAAGTCAAGCTCTACCATAGTCGCTCTTGAGAAGATCAAAACTTCGACCTTCAATTTATTTTTTTGATCATCAACGTGTGAAATAGTACCTCTAAATGTACTAAATGGCCCGTCAATCACTTTAACTTCCTCTCCAACAGAGAACATAGATGTATTTACCTCTACGTTATCGTTAGTATCTTGGTCTGAAATCATTTTCTTTACTTCCCAGTCGTGAAGTGGATTAATATCACCGTTTTTAGAACGTACAAACCCAGCAGCTCCTTTTATAACTTTCAAGAAATTGTTTATTTCTCCTACGTGTGACGTTTCGATAAATAGATATCCTGGATAAAGAATTCTTTCTTTTGCGACTCTTTTACCATTTTTAACTGAGAAAACCTTTTCAGTAGGTATGATGTTTCTACCAATTATATCACTAAGCTTTTCTCGTGATATTTCAAGTTTCAATTTTTCTAAAACACTTCTTTCTCTGTTGTTTTGAGTACGAATTGCGTACCAGTTCATTGTTTCTGCCATTTTTATTTTTTGTTTTTATAAAATTTTAATTCTTCTTTAATTAAATCTGGGTAGTTCTCTATTAGGTATACTAAATCTTCTGATTTATTTAAGTTTAATTTGTCCATTAATAGTAAGAAATCTTTTTGGTCGATTTCTCCTGTTTCCGATTTAGGACTTTTTGACCAAAACCACTGAGGGTAAGATTTGTCTTTAAAGAAATAGAACCACAAATCTAAAGCTGTGGACTTTTCCACAGACTTCATATTCAAAAGTTGAGATTTTGTTGTATACTTTTTGCTGAAGTATCGATTGAATATAAAGAAATATTTGTTTTTATCTTCTTCAGAAATGTTAACCCAGTTCTTCTTGTCTTTAAAAAGAGCATTTGCAACATCTATAAGTTCGGCCATATCTTATCGATTATTAAATAATGTAGACATGTTATTTCTTATTTCATCAGGAAAGTTGTCTATTCTTAGGTCAATCAATTTCATATTATCTTTTATCTTATCAACTATATTTTGAATATTCGACCTAGAGATCTTCTTTTTTTCACATATAACATCTGCTATATTTTCGAAAAGATCAGGATCTTCCAGAGAAGGTTCTCCAAACTCAATTATATAGGTCTCATAAATCGAACTAGCGCCTTTGACGCCAATTCCTCTGATTTTCCCAGATTTAGTTGTTTGATATACTGACTGAATATTATCACTAATATCTCCTGATATTATCTTAACAAAAAGTGATTGTAAATTATTAATCTCAACTAATTGATACTTGGTTATGAACCTATTCATTAGTCTCAAGAATTCGCCATTATCGTTTAAATTAAAAATATCGTCATTTTGCTTTGATGATATCCTATTAATAAACACTTGATAATTTTTAGGTAAAAATATCTTTTCTTGATTATACATCTCATTACTCATAAAATTAATCCACTCTCTTTCAAGATCAAATCCTAAAAGTTGTTTAATATCATGATCATTTGAGACAATAAAGTTGGATTGACCGTCATCATTCGTGTTGTGAATAACAAATGAAATCCAATCATCACCTTCTATTGTTGGTGATTCAAGTATTTTAACTCCGGTGCTTTTAATTTTTTGTTTAAATTCCTCATAAGTAGTATAGACAAAATTCCAGTCAATATCTGAATCTTTCTTTCTATTAGCCTTGTAATTAGAGTTTAATTTTTTTCTCCAAGATTTTTCTTTTGAATCCGATACCAAGTAGAAGTTGGCAAAAGGATACATTTTTTTATAATTTGAGATAGTGTTTTCTAGTGATTGAAGAAGAGCACCATAAAGGAGATTGTTTTTATGAAGCGTGAAAGTCAATCGTGAAAGAATATAATTACCATCTATTATACAGTTTAATAACATTTAAATATGTAATATTTTATAGTTATAGTTCACCATTTAGACTTAGTTTTTAAATGTTAAAAGTAGTAGTTAATATATACCACATGTTTGATATCAAATATTTTAAAACATTCAATGAGGCTCTTCTTAATCTTAATCAATTGGCCGCAATAAGAGACGGTCGTGTTAGAGGTAATGTCTTAATTGACAAATTAAAAAACTCAGATTTTTTTGACGTAGAGGATAAAAATATTGTTGTTTTTCAAATGTTAGACTCCGAAGATAATTGGGTTGATGTTGAAACCGCAATATCTATTTTCACTGATTTAGATGGTAATTACGATATTGACAAGGCATTGACTTATTTCAAATCAAAAAATAGATTTAGAAAGGTATTTAAAACTGAGGATGGTCAAACATTTGGTCTTAATCAAATAAAAAAGACCGGTGATTTTGGTAGTAAGGGTGCCGGTGTTAAAATAAGGGAATTTGAAACAGTTCAATGTATTTTTCTTGGTATAAAACAGGCATATCCAAACATCAACTTAAATGATAGAAACATGGTTTCTTTTTATAAGAAATACATGAGATTGGTTAGACAGACTGGTCAGTCTCTAATTAAGACTAGTGATAAAATTGATCTTAATTTAGAACTACTGGATGAGTTTTATTCTGATTTAAGTTGGTTATATACTTTTTATAAAATTCCAAACAGAATATGGAGAAAAGATTATGTCGATAAAAATCAACTCTATTATATTTATCACGTTGGTAATAAAGAGTTAGATTCACCATATGTGAACTTAAATAAGCAGTTTAATTTATTTTCAAAACAGGAAGGATTCAAAGATATAAACTTTACAAAATGGTGCCCGGCGGATGTTTACCTAGTTGCTATTAATAATATTCATGAGGTGAATGAAAAGATAAGGAGTTGCAAAACTATCTCAGAGATGACTAAATTGGTGGATGAGTTATTTGATCAAAAAATTCTAATACCGATATCACTTAAAAAGCTATCAGAAGGAACTGATTTTAAAGTCATTATTAACAGGGAAGTCGATAAAGACCTACCAGACTTTAAAATATCAACATTTAGAATTGGAGATGAGTTGAAAGGAATTGGTTCTAAAATAGACACTTTTTCAGAGTGGAAGTATAGAAATAATAAAAATGTTGATACCAAAAAAAGAACTCTTAATCTAGATTCATCAGATACAAGTAAAAAAGTAGATATTGATGGTGAAGTTGAGGGGTCCTCTTCAAGGCATGGTAAGATATCTTTTAAAGCCCTAAAGAGAATAATTGAGACAGTACAGTTTGAGAATATTCAGAAGATACAATCTTCAGAAGAGTTGAGATCTTTGAATATTGAAGAATTAAAAAATTTAGTAAATCAATTAATTCAAAAAGGAAAATCGACAATAAAATCTGAATTGATATCGGTTACCTCAATAAGTAGAGGATCGGATATTTCTACAAGTGAAAACAAACTAATATCAAGAATACAATCTTTGCAAATAGTAATCGCAATAGCTCAAATTTATAATAAAGAACCTAAAGTAGCGAATGACATTATCACAAAAATAATGAGATATGCTCTTTCTATTCAAACTGATAAGTTTGAAACCCCTAGATATTTAAGGGTTATTTAGGCCAGTAGTGACACATCTTGTTTGATGTGTCTGTTGCTTGTGAATTTAATAAACTTTCAATTCTTCTTAATCTTTTGATCGAAACTGGTATCTCAATCGTCCAGTCCACTAGTCCGTTTTCATCTATTGAATAGTCGACTTTTGAAAATTCAGAGTGAAAATGGTCATCATCTTGATAGTAATAATCATCCCAATAGTCATAATAGAAAAAGTCTTCTTCTTCTAACATTTTTATCTCACTGCTTTTCATTTCAATAGATTTTGTATTTGAATATCTCTCCAAAGATTATTAAACCTTTCTCTGATATCTTCACGTTTTGTGTTATAAATATCTTTTTTTGAGTAGTAGTCAAAATATTTTGACTGTACTTCATTGTTTACTGACTGTAGAACTTCTTTTATAAGTTCAAATGAATTTGTGGATTTACAATATAATATTAGATTTTCAATGATATCAAATCCTATTTTATCGAATCCATCAAAGAAAACAGGTATTGCGTAGTTTTTTAAATAGTTTTCGATATTTAATCTAGGTATATTATCTGTATTTCTTTGAATATGTGGATCATCAAGCATAGGTGAAATGAAAAAGAATTTACATTTTGTTTTCATTAGTTCTTTGGTTACCTTTAAAATTAACTTTGAACTTTTCGGCTCAAGATAAAGGCATACCATTTTCGATGAATTGATATAGGCGAATGGAATCCAAGCCATTTTTCTGTAGTAAATTCTATTGTGTTGAATCTTCCATTCAATATTCTTTGGAAGAAATTTAAACCAATCCATTTTCTTTTAAAATTAATTGAAAACTATATTTATCTTTCTCTCTACAACCAGATTTTTTGCCTCTTATATCTCTATAGTATCCTTTATTCTTATTAGGTGAGTATTTACATTTTATTTTCGAAGTCCAAACCTTTGTCTTATCTCTTTTATAGAAATTAGTAAATTTAGAGCCTATGTGATCAACCCAAATAGGTTGTGTGATTTGATCTTCATTTGAGTTAAAAAATCCCCAGTAATAATAAGTAGTCTTGGCAGAATGTATTTTGATTCTCTTTTTAAGAATCAACTCTTGTTTATTTCTTCTCCAAGCTCTATCTCTTTTCACTTTAAAATTTGATTTTTCCTTAACTCTGAATTTTTACCAAACCATATTTCCAAGTACTCATCAGATAACTCATCTTTTTTGATTTTTGTTAATTTTGGATTATTTATAATTTCAAAATATTCATCATCAACAAGTGCTGCTAATCCTTTTTTATATTTTATATCCCAAAGTTTTAAATCTTTATCTTTTGACCAATCATTATATTCACTCTGAGAATAAAAAAGTATTTTATTTTTTGTTTTTTTATTTATAGATACAACGATAGGTGTTTCTACTTTATAAACCATTTCTCTTTCGAAAAGACTTGGCCAATATTTGTTAAAAAAGTTGATTAGAAGAGCTGAAATACTATTTCCATCAACATCAGCGTCAGATAAGATAAGTATTCTACCATATCTCAGATTTTTTAAATCTGGTTCTTGTCCTAATTTCAAACCAATAGCCGCCATAAGATTCACCGCCTCGTCGTTTTGCGTCAACTTTTGTGTAGTTATTTCTGAGACATTTATAAATTTACCTTTTAACGAGAAACTACCCATAGTTTGTGCATCTCTATATTTTCTGAAAGCTGCTGCTGCAGAATCTCCCTCAAATATGTTGATTGAGCATTTCCATCTATCTTTAGCCTTTGCATCAATCAATTTCTCGACTTTCAGTTTTGAAAGATTCTTATTTAATTCTCTTGCAAGCTTACTATCCTCTGCTGACTTTTTTTGTTTAACCCAATCTAATATTGAGTTAACAATATCAGATTTCAGTATAGACTTAATTGTTTTATCTGATACTTCATAAGTATATCCAAAATCTTTAACTTCTGTAATTAGTTTTTCCTTTGTTTGTGATGAAAAACTAGGATTTACTATCGTTGAGTTTATGAAAATTGAAATGTGGTTTTTTAACTCTGATGGTTTTACATCAACTTTATATTTCTTCTGAAAGAAATCTCTCATTTCAGAAATAACTTGATTTGAGATATATTCTAAGTGTGTTCCCCCGTCATAAGTTTCAGTTGAGTTTACGAAACTAACTTGTGAGAAACCTTCTTCTGAAGGAGCAATTGCAATCGACCAAGACTTGTCTTTATTTGTTTCAAAGAAATAGTCTGACTTGTAATATTTCACATAGTCCTCAAATGTCTTGATTTTTATTTCTACTCCGTTAAAATATATTTTAATGTTTGGATTGCAACCAGCTATATCCACCACTCTTTTTTGAATTAGTTTAAAGTGCTCGTCATCAAGACAGACAAGTCCAAACTTTTCATAGTCCGGTAAAAATGATATTTGTGTGAAGTTTTTAGTTGATTTTTTTACTTGTGGCTCTTCACGATTTCTCATGTTGTCTGTAAAAGTCTGAGTAAAAACATTAGTGCCATCGCAAGTAGTGACTGTAAAGACTTTTGAAAATACATTTGTAAGTTTAGAACCATATCCATTAGTTCCTGCTCCTATTCTGTCTTCAGTATCATCATAATTAGAACCAGACATCAAATTACCAAAAATTACTTCTGGTACGTATTTTCCGTGATCTTTGTGCACAACTACTGGAATTCCACCAGAATCTTTTACCGAAATCATACCAGACTCTTTGTCAATAGTAACTTCAATTTTATTTAACTGAGGATTTCTTTTACTCTCATCTACTGAGTTTATTATTATCTCATCGAATATTTTTAAAAAAGAAGGTACATAAGTGATTTCTTCCTTTATCATTTTATCTCCACTAAAAATCCACTTATTGGCAGTATGTGGTTTATTTGATCCCAAATAAGTTTGTGGCCTCAATAAAATGTGGTCAATGTGATTGAGTACTTTGTATTTATCTTCAATTTTCTTCATAACTGTTGATTATATATACGATTCTTTATTATTATTTATCTCCTATTTTGTTTTACAGGTTTTCAAACAAACAAAATTTCTTCAATATATAAGGTCTATATGCAACTAAAAACGATTACTGACTTTCTATCAAACGAGTACAAGGAATTTGCCTTTTATACTATTGAGAATAGGGCTCTTCCTTCGCTTATAGATGGATTTAAAATAAGTCAACGTAAAATTATAAATGCGTCGTGTAATGTGTGGAAAACAGGTACTGAGAAACACTTAAAGGTGTTTCAACTTTCCGGTATAGTTGCTTCTACCCAATTTTATCATCACGGTGACTGTCTGGATCCCGAGACAGAAATAATAATGAGCGACGGTAGCGTCATCAGATTAATCGATTGGTTTAATAACTTTCCTGACAAGGAACTAAGTCTCGTTTCATATGATGAGACTTCTGGTAAATTTTGTGAATCGATAGGTCATTCTCCTAGAATAGGTAACATCACAAAAGAAGAAATACAAATTGAGTTAGAAAATGGAGAGATTATTAAGTGTACACCGAATCATCCGTTTCTAACGCAAAGAGGTTGGGTTCAAGCAGAGTTTCTTACCGATCAAGACGAGATAAAGAGTTTCATTTGATCTCCATGGTGGTAAAAATTACAATATTAGAATTTTTATATATAGATTATGATATGTAATAGATGTAATAGTGAGTTCCACAATAAATCAATTTCGCCGAAATGGATGGAAAAGAATCCAGATAAATTTAAATTGTGTCCAGATTGTAGGAAATTCAGAATTTGTCCAATTTGTGAAGTTGAGTTTCATCATAAACAGAATCAAACCTGCTCCTTAAAATGTTCACGAGATCTGAAGGAGAGAAGTTTTCTAAAGTCTTGTGGTACACCACATAATTTTTATAAAAACTCGAAATCTAGACTAAAATGGCAAGAAGACATGATGAATAATGAAGGAATATCAAATATTTTTCAGAGAAAATCAGTCAAAGAAAAAATGAAAATGACTTTGTTGGAAAAATACGGTGTGAATAATGTATCTGAACATGAATCGATTAAGAAAAGAAAAAAAGATACTCTTAAAAAGACAATTGAACAGAATCCGAATTTATTTAAAGAAAACTGGCTAAGATCACACGATAGATTTATCTTAGAGTTAGGATTCGATCCTAGACAACACACTTTCGGAAAGGCCTCTAAAGAATCAATGTTAGTGTTTGGAGAATTATACAATTGGTGCATAGAAATTGGTTTAAGTGAGGATGACATTTATATCGGTAATGAAAATAAAAGTGAATTTTTCATTCAAACTGGTAAGAGAGTTTATTTCTATGATTTCACAATTAGAAGTGAAAAGTTGATTATAGAATTCCATGGCACTACTTTTCACGTAAGAGAAGATGATCCAGATAGAAAAAAATGGAGAAATCCATTTACAAATGAAAATTGGAAAACTAACGTAAAAAAAACTCGTATTAAAAACAAAGTTGCGACAAAAAGAGGGTTCAAAATATTGGAAATTTGGTCAGATGTACCTATAGAAACAAATATCAAAAATTGTAAAGAGTTTATAAATGAAAATAAAATCAGTTAAAAAAATCGTACTAGATGAGGAGAAAAAATTCTATGATATAACAGTAAATAAATATCATAATTTTTTGATAAACAAGAATGCAATGTTAGTAACTCACAACTCATCTTTAAATTCTGCTGTCATTAATTTAGCTCAAAAGTTTAAAAACAATGTACCACTTTTAGAAGAAGATGGTCAATTCGGTTCTCTAAGGTCCCCTCAAGCAGGAGCACCGAGATATATTGGTACTAAATTAAGTCCTAATTTTAGATTAATCTATAAAGATTTTGAACTTCTAGAATACAAAGAAGAAGAAGGTGAAAAAATTGAACCGACTTATTTCTTACCTATAGTTCCAACTGTTCTTGTGAATGGTGGTTCTGGAATTGCTGTAGGTTTTGCATCTAACATCTTAAATCGAGACTTGAAAGAACTAATTAGTGTTTGTGTGAAATATTTAAAAGACGGTAAAATAGCAAAAATTTCACCATTCTTACAAGGATTTACAGGTGAGTATATTCAAGACGTAGATAACCCAAAAAAATGGCATATTAGAGGAAAATTTGAAAAAGTAAATACTACAACCGTAAAGATTACTGAGCTTCCGCCATCAATGACTTATGAGAAGTATGAAGAGGTACTTGATAAGTTAATTGATAATAAAGATATTGTTTCTTATGATGATAATTGTAAAGACAATATAGATTACACAATAAAGTTCACCAGAGTTGATTTAGAGTCACATGACACTGAAAAATTATATAAACTGCTTAAACTTGAAGAGAATGAAACGGAAAACTTCAATACTCTCGATGAAAATGGCAAGTTAAAAATATTTGAAAGTGTTGAAGAAATTATAAAATACTTTGTTGATTTCAGACTAACTTATTATCAAAAAAGAAAAGACTATCAATTATCAAAACTTCAAAGTGAGTTAAAATTACTTGGAAACAGAGGTAAGTTTATAAAATGTGTACTAGATGGTAAAATTGAAATTAACAATAAGCCAAAAGACGATATTATCGTTCAAATAGAAGAAAACTCAATTGAAAAAATAGATGATTCCTATGATTATCTACTAAGAATGCCAATCTACTCTCTAACCAAAGAAATGTTTGAAAAACTTAAATCAGAATTCACGTCTAAAAAAGAGGAAATTGAGAAGTTAAAATCTATTGAACCTAAAGACTTATACCTTACGGACCTTAATGAATTAAAACAGAAAATTAAATGATAGAGGGAGCTTTATTAACCATAGTTAAGTATCATTTAGATAGTTTAACTAGAATGTCTCATATAATTTATAAATCTGATGATGTCTACTGGATTTTAGTAGATAGTGAAGAAAAATTGGATGATGTTAGTAAAATGCCACACTATATTAAAAATGATTTTATTAAGTATAATTCTAAACCTTTAAAATTTGAACAAATTAATAAATTTATTAAAGATATCGAGAGAACTTTAAACTTTGACACTCGAAGTCAATCTATGAGCATCGAAATAGAAGATCTTCACAGAGACAATTTAGTAAAATTAAAAGAACTTAAAAGAGAGTTTATTTTAAAAAATTTGTTAGATTGATATTTATAATTTATATTTGTTATTATGATATTTTACCAAAAACTTAGAGAAACCGTCACTGGGAAAATAGTAATTGCGAATATTATTATGTTTGTAATTTCATTTTTCTGTGGTATCCTTTCTCAAGAAAGTGAATTAATTCGTCTTTTTGCTCTTCAACCATCAAACTTTCATTACTATCAATTAATCACACATCAATTTTTACATGGTGGTTTTTTTCATTTATTATTTAATATGATAGGTCTTTATACCATTGGAAAAGATGTTGAGAAGTGGTTAGGATCTAACTTTTTAGTCTATTATTTATTTTGTGGTGTATATGCTGCATTTTTTCATCTTAGTATATCAGATTCTACAAACCCAATGGTTGGTGCATCTGGTGCTATATTCGGATTACTTTCAATTTGGACACTTTTAAATCCAAATCAATATCTTGGAATTATATTCTTACCTATTGCAATACGAGCTAAATATTTAACTTCACTTTTAATTATTTCAGAAGTTTTACTTCAAATCTATTCTAAAGATAATATCTCACACCTTGCTCACATTGGTGGATTTATTTGTGGTTTGTGTATTTTTTTCATTCAGAAGTTTTTTAATAATCGATAGTTATGAGACCAGAGAGAATTAAGCAGATGATCGATAACAACATTCAAAAGATGTTAGTTAATCAAGATTTTGATACAATACGTACAAATTTATACGTGACTGCTAGAAAATTCAGATCAAGTATTGATTATGATAAGTATTCAATTTTTGATTTAGAAAATATTAAAGATATCAGAACAAAGTATAAGATGTATTATATCTACTTTGCTCAGAAAAGAATTGCTGATTTAGTTAAAATACAATTTTCAGATAAAAATAAAGAACTTTCTCAAAAGAAAAAGTTTAATTTATTAATATTTAAAGAAAAATTAACTTTTGGTTCAAATGAATCAAAATACTTTTCTGAAAAATACTTGGAAGTTTTAAAAAAACATATATAGTTTTTTCTATTTTTCGTAATTAATTAATTTTTCGTTTCCACTTTTTAATAAATAGTATAAGAAGTGCTCTTCGTATATGAAAAATAATTAAAAAGTATGAATAGAAAATGGTGGTCCAGGGAAAATCAAGATTCTCAAAATAATCAACAGTCAGGTCCTAATGGAGAGGTGTCGTTTAATCCTCTACATGTTGGGGATTTTAATCTTAATCCTTTTGTTAACCAACAGTCTGCCTTTGATTCAAATGTTTTACTGTTCAGATACTTCTTTGATGATGGTAGTAATCCGTTTTCTTCTCAACTAATGAATAACTTAGATTCTGGTACTGTTTCACCTGGAATGATTGCGATAGATAATGGTATAAAAGAAGGTAATGAACACTTATGGCTATCAAATACATCTCTTTATGGATTCAGCGCATCTATAATTTGGGAAAGTCCTTATTTTCAAAACTTCCCCGAAGTAGTTGGATATGTGTCCGATCTGGGAAATGCTTATTACTTTGTTAATAATATAGAACCTGGTGACTTTATTCATGTTCATGTTTATGAACCAATTGATATATTCCCACCCGAGGGAGATGTAACTTGGAATCAGGAAGGTATTAGTACAACTGTTACTGTAACTTACAAAGTAAATAGTGTAGGTGACTGGACGAGTAATCCGACTCCGGGAAATAGATCGACTAGGTATTTTAACGTCACAAACTTGACTCCTGGTTTTGAGACCTTCATATCGGTTAATTCTGGTAGCGGTCCAATTATGGGAGTCTCGGTAACAAAGGCCAGTGCAATATCTTCTGGGATAGGGGCGACCGGTGCACCTGGACTACCTGGCTCTAACTCACTGTATTTTTCTTATGCGGCTGGTGATGTAATTGCATCTCCACCCTCTGACTTTCTAGGTTCTGGTTACTTCTATACTGACTATCACTTTAATCCAAACAACCAGTACTTATGGATTTCTAATACCTCCTTACAAGGATACGATCCGGTGACTCTTATTCCGGGAAATGCAACAACTTGGGTCGATCAAATAGAAGTTGGTGATATTATATCTTGTTATGTACAAAGAGACGGTCTATTTCTTACTGATCTATCATATGGTGGTATCGAATTTGGAGTACCTATGGTTTATAACATATTCAGAGTCACTGAAATTTATGGATGGGATGTTGACCCATCACCACCAGAAGTAGCAACCAAGAAATTTGGTGTAGAAACCCTTATGACTAATTTTGAGGCTACTTTTGTTGGTGACGGTCCTTACATATTCTCTGTCTCTTTCACAAAAATGGGCGTTGATGGTACTCCTGGTCCTCAAGGACCTACTGGACCTGCTGGTGGTCCTCAAGGATTTACTGGACCACAAGGTCCTACTGGATTTTTAATATTAAATAATTATGCAACTGGTGCTCAGGGTTCTACTGGTCCATTAGGATTAACGGGTGATCCAGGTCCACAAGGTCCTGCAGGTGATATTGGACCTGAGGGATCTCCCGGTCCACAAGGTGATTTGGGTCCACAAGGTGTTCCAGGTCCAACTGGTCCTATGGGCGAACCAGGTCCACCAAACGGACCTCAGGGAGCAAAAGGTTCTCCTGGAACAAAAGGTACTGAAGGAAATCCGGGATCTAATTCATTAATTTATATTAGTAGTGGAACAAATGCCGCAACAGCTGGTCGATTCCGTCTAAGTACTCTTAATTTCAATGGTGTAACAGTTATTCAAATATTCGATACATCTTCTAATTATTCGGCAACTGTTCTACCGGCAGGCAATGCGGCTAACTGGTTATCTAATGTGGTAGAGGGAACTGTATTGCAAATTTATGCACATGGTAGTTCTTCTAATTATGGCATTTATAGAGTATCAAGTGTAGTATCGGTTTCAGGTGGTGTTCGAACGCTTTCTGTTCAACTCATATCAGGAAACGGATCAGTAATACTTGGAAGAATCTATACGATTTCTTATTTACTAACCGGAAACACCGGTGTTCAGGGTTATCAAGGAATCGAGGGTCCAACTGGTAGTCAAGGAAACTTTGGTCCAACCGGTATACAAGGTCCTACAGGTCTCCGAGGTAATACAGGTATTCAAGGAAATCCTGGTGCAAACTCTCTAATTTATAAAAGTAGAGGAGTTTTAACCTTAGCTTACGGTGCTTTTAGAACCAACACTCAAAATTTTGCTTCTGTTAATACTATAAGTATATCTTATAATCCTGGGACCTATAATGGTGGTATTTTAAGTACACCTACTGCTTTTAACTGGGTCTCTAGTATCGGTGTTGGTAGTATACTTCAAATTTATGAAGTTGGATCGTCATCCATCTATGCTATTTATACTGTAACAAGTGTTTCACTTACAGGTACTGGTAATACCACTTCTGGTGGTACATTTGGTTTGACTTTAATGTCTTCAAACGGTTCTCATTCTACTGGTAGAATGTATACAATCTCGTGGTTACCAGTGGGAATTGGTGGAGTTGGTGGACCAGGTGGAACAGGATTTCAAGGTTCCACAGGACCTACTGGACCAGCAGGGGTACCGGGAACTCAAGGTGCTACAGGACCAGCTGGTGGTCCACAAGGTTTTACTGGACCAACTGGACCAACAGGATTCATAATTAACAACAACTATGCTACTGGACCAACTGGAAGACAAGGTTCAACTGGACCTCAAGGATTCACTGGACCAACTGGAAGACAAGGTTCAACTGGACCTCAAGGATTCACTGGAACAACAGGAAGACAGGGTGTTACTGGTCCTCAAGGATCTAGTGGATTTCAAGGTCCTACAGGCCCTACACTAGAACCATTAACTCAGAGAAGGAGATGGAAAGAAGACCAAACAGCTTCTTATACTCTTACTTCTGGAACTACACCATCTGTAATTAGATTTTATAACGCTGGTGACGCATTTGAGTCACCAGGACTAACTAATCCTGATGTCGTGGTTAACTTGAATCCAGCAACATCGAGTTTAGGGATTGACAGGAACTGGACATTTATAATCTCTCCATTACAACGCATTGATGTTGGAAAAACCTGGTCTGTTGCCTATAATGGTACTAGACTCGTTGAATATGCTGCTGGTAGAGTTGAACCACAGATATTAAATTTCAGATGGTCTTCTACTAATAACAATCAGACTGGTGAATATACAGTTACAAGAACTTTCGTTGAAAATTTATTGGACACAAGTACTTCTACCTCAAACTCTTTAGCAAGAGATTTCACAAATACAAAAAGACAAATGGTTCACGGTTTCGGTGGTATTCCCGGGGCTGGTGGAATCACATTAAATAGTGGACAGACCCGAGGTGGTTCTACTGAGTTCCCGAAAAATTCAATTATATTTTTGGAGGAAGTTGTAATCATGTGTCAGTCTTTTTCTCAATCTGTGGGTTGTTCAGTATCATTCGGATTAAAAAGATCGTCGACAACAACTGGATCTACTGTAGTACCTCTACCTTTTAGTCCACCCCTTTCTGAATTTGGATATACAGATAGTACAGAACTACTTTCTTTACCACAGAGTATTTTCACATGGGGAACAGGCAGTGTCGCATACGCAAGGGCCGGAGGAGGTATAGTCAGACTCGCAGAACCTGCTGAATTGATTATAAAGATAACTAACGGAACTTTCCAATCTGGAACCGGTTTAATAGCCATAGTGCCATACATTGTTTATGATGTTACACAACCATCTACATTTACACAATCTACAATAACACCCAAAAGGCTACAAAATTAAATTAACTTAATCACATGAATAGACAGAACAGATTTCAGCGCAGAGAAAATCAAACAAATCAGTTTGGCCCGGTTGGGTCTGAACTGTCATTCAATACCATGACAGGCACAGGAGACGGAGCAACGGGTTCTACCGGTCTTCAAGGAAACACAGGAATTCAAGGTCCTACCGGGAACCAAGGAATACAAGGTCCCACCGGTCGTCAAGGATTCCTAGGAACTCAAGGATTTACTGGGAGACAAGGCTCGACAGGTCCAGCTGGTCCGGCTGGTGGACCTTCAGGACCACAAGGTAGAACAGGTCCAACCGGACCTGCAGGAGCTGGGTTTCAAGGTCCTACAGGTAGACAAGGGTTTACAGGACCAACTGGACCAGCGGGTGCTGGATTTCAAGGTCCTACAGGTAGACAAGGGGTGACCGGACCGATAGGACCTGCGGGACCAGCCGGAGGTCCAACCGGTCCACAAGGTATACCCGGAACAACAGGATCAACAGGACCGGTAGGTCCGGCAGGACCAGCGGGAGGACCAACAGGGATGACCGGACCACAAGGCAGACAAGGATTTACAGGTCCTACTGGTTCGCAAGGGCGACAGGGTGTAACTGGACCACAAGGTAGACAAGGATTTACAGGTCCTACTGGTCCACAAGGCAGACAAGGATTTACAGGTCCTACTGGTTCGCAAGGGCGACAGGGTGTAACTGGACCACAAGGTAGACAAGGTACTACAGGACCAACAGGTTCGGGTTCACAAGGATCAACTGGAAGTCAAGGATTTACCGGACCAACAGGTCCAGCAGGTGCTGGATTCCAAGGACCTACAGGCCCAATAGGTCCCACAGGTCCAGCTAGTGGCCCACAAGGATATCAGGGAAGTAGAGGGAACACTGGTGGTACCGGACCAGGTCTAGTTTTCTCTTCACTTCCAACAAACACACCACAAGTTCTAAATAACACGATATTCGAAACAACTGGTGCGACTTTATCAAAAGCGACTTTTAAAGAGGTTTTCAGAACTGTATCGGGTCTATCACAGAGTAATTTCTTTACAAACGAGGATCTACTTCTTTTAAATTCTTCAAATTACCAAGGAGGATTCGAACCAAGAAAAATTAGAATGGAAGATGTCAGATCATCACTTTATTTTGCAGGATTTACTACTAATCATCTAGGACACAGTTACGATGCGACACAATGGCAAATGGTTACGATATTCAACGCATATAACGGAATAGGACAATATTACAATCCATCATACGATCCAATTCACCCTTTATACAACATTGCAAGGTACTTTAGTCATGCATTTTCAGACATTACAGGAGTCAAAATCGACCTGACATTAAAATTCATAAATGGTGGAGCAGCCGCAGCAAACGTAAGAGATGAATTCAAACTATCGATCGAAAAAGACGGAATGACAGATGAGAAAACAATCATCGGAACAAGTTCACAATACAACTTACCAGGTTCAATACACAACGTAAACATATTCTTAAATCAACAGACAGATTTCACACTAGTTTGTACAGTGAACAGAACAGTACACGTATCCGGATCTACATACATATTAGATACACAATACATAACTTACAACCTACTAGATTTCACACCAGAACTAGGCGGGAAAATAAGAGGATACTTTACAAACGGATCTACAAACGGTAGTAAAATTTTAAGTTATCATGCTGACGGATATGCTGCTTTAGGATTTCCAAATAATGTCTAAAGTACTATCATGATGTTCCATGAATTGAAATAGTGTAGATTTTTCTTGACTTTACTATATTTATATCTTATATTTGTAAGATATAAGTAAATAATGGAAAAAGAAAAAGAAAAAGAAACAGAAAAATCCACTAAATTAGGAAAGTATAAACCTAAACGTCAATTCTTGAACTTTGTCACCGGACTAAAAGGTAAGATTCGTCTTCTTTCCACTGAAGCCTTTATTAAAGGTGAGAAGTTTTCTATGATGCTAGAAGGCGCGAAATTCAAAGTAACAATCCTAGATGAAGGTACAATAGATTTTGAAGAAGTCGATACAAATCTATCCAATCCAGATATGATTCAACGATTTATTGATGATATTGATTCGACTGAGGTCACAGGTTACGTTCAAAAATTTGTTGTTTCTAATTTAGAATTCTTTGATGAAGAAGGCAAAAACTGCTATCTAGAAGTGGAACATAAAAAACCAATCGATAAGATGTTTTCGATTTTCGAAGAAAAATCTGAAATATCTACATCAGGTCTTTCTATTCTAGATGCTCTATTTCAAGATACTGAAGATACTAAGCAAGAAGAAGTATCAAAACCAAAGAAAGAAAAAAAGTCACAAAAGAAAGAATCTAAGAAATTCTTAGAAGAAGCTTTTGAGAAAATGAATCAAGAAAAGATTAAAGAACTTAAAGAACGAATTGAAGTAAAAGAATCCGAGATCTTTAAAAACCGTATAGAACTTGATAGATCTGAGTCAAAAGATGTAAAACTTAAAGATGAACTTAAAGTTCTTAACTCAAGACTTAAAAGTTTAATGCCCAAAGAAGAATCAAATGGATATAACTTCTTTGTATCTCAATTAAATAAAACAGGAATCGAATTAGACGAATCACTTAAAAAAGTCGTTAGTCAAATATCACCTGTGCTGAACTTAAAAGAAGATGCCGTTTTAGATATGTTAACAGGTGGTTTTTACACTATCACTCTTGAAAAGAAAGATGGAACAACTAAAATTGACAAAGATGCTTTAAATACACTCACTTCGATAGATATTGATGCAACATTTGAATCAGTATCAGAGAATCAATTTAACTATCGAGGAAAGTTGACTTGGCATCAAATTGTAGACTCACTAATTTGTAAAGGATTTGAACAAGATTCAGACTTTGATAAAAAGTGTGGTTCTAATTCATACGAATCAAAAGACGAAAACGAACAATAATTTTTAAACTTAAAATAAATATGAAAAGAACATTTAAGCAGTGGTTATTTTACAAATTCAAAAAGACAGTTGTTTACCTTAAACGTCGCCGTAGGAACATAATCAAGACACTAGACGCTAAACAACGACCAGAATTGAGCGAGATTCAAAAACCTCTCTTCTCAATTTGTCTGAAACTAATCGGCGATTCAAATACCGAACTACGTTCTAATTCTATTGACTATACCTATCACATTGAAAATGACAATTACCTTTTGATAATTCGTCCAGGTGCTTCAACCGAGTCAGACTGTTCAGTTAGTTTGATTGAGTATAAACGATCTGAAGGTTCTGTACCGGCTTTTGTAGATATGCCAATTCCGTCTGAATATGTTAAAATTGTGATTAGTCGATTTGAGAAAGAAGTGCAACGTCGAATGAAGAATCGTCAAGTGTTAAAAACACATAAAGTTGCAAATCACTTACAATCTATACTCAAAGAGATTGAAATGAAATAAAAATAAATTTTCCTTAGTTAGGTAAGTTCTAAACTTATCCTTATATTTATAAAAAATAATTTATCTATGATAGTTAAAAATATTCACGAAAAACTGTTAAACTCAATACAGACAATGTTGATTGACACCCGTGTTAATTTACCATATTACGGTGAATTCAATCTACACGTCAATTTTCACGAGCAAGATTCGATTGGTACTTGTGCTGTAAATGTAACTTCAAAGGGTATGAATTTCTTCTACTCTCCGAAATTTTTGGAAGATATGTCTCAAAAAGAAGTTAACTTCATTACACTACACGAAGATTTTCACCTTCTTTTTAACCACCCTCGCCGTACAATCACAGGTCAATACGATCATAAACTTTCTAATATCGCTCAAGACATGATTATTAATCACGTTATTTGGGAAGATATTTCACATAACTTTGTTGAGATTCCAAAAGACAAGACTGGTAAAAACATGGCTTTATTTGTACCAAAAGAGTATACTGGAAAACTAATCTTTGAAGAACTGTATGAGTGGCTTAAAGAAAAGAAAGAAGAGCATCAGAAGATGAAGAAAGAACAGAAATCTTCTAAAAACGAATGTCAGACTTGCCAAGGTAGCGGTGAAAAAGATAAGTCTAAATCTCAGGATAGTGGAAAAGAAGAAGGTCAAGAAAGTGGTGGAAGTCCAAAAGAAGGTGAAGGAGATGGTCAATCAGAATCTTGTCCAGATTGCGGCGGTTCAGGAAAAGACAATGGCAAAGATTCAAGTGGTAAGCCTTCATATGGACCATATGGTAAAAATCCAAATGGTAAGAAAGACGAGACAATTGACACTTGGTCAACAGATCAAATCTTTGACGACATGGAAAATGGAACTGGTGAATACCTAGACAAACATATTGGTGATGATGTTCCAGAAGAAATGCGTGAAGCAATGGTTCGTGATGTGATGGATCGACTTGCTTCTCGTGGACTTTCAGCGGGTAATGTTGAGACAACTCTTAACAAACTTCGTAAACAACGTAAAGACTATTTGAAAGAAATCAAGCGTTCGATTGCTAATGAGATCTTTGGTAATATCAAACAAAAAACGATTGTAAAACCAAATCGCAGGCAGATTGCTGGTCTCAAAGGTACTCGTAAAATTAAAAGTAAGATTAACGTAATCCTTGATACAAGTGGTAGTATGGGTGGACAAGGCACGTTTGAACGAGTTCTTTCTTATGTTTATCGATCAGATATCGAGATGAATTTTATTCAGGGTGATACCGAAGTGAAGTGGGTTGAGAACTTCAAAAAGGCTAAACAGCTTGAGACTATGAAGATCCAAGGACTTGGTGGTACGGTTCTTCAGCCATCTGTTGATTATGTAGTTGATCACTATAATGACTACAATACTGTGTTACTTACGGACGGTTACTGCGATAATCTTGATCTTTCTAAAATTAAAGGACGGGTTCTAATGATTACAGTAGGTGTCAAAGTACCTATTGCAAGAACTAATAATAAAGTAAAACAAATTGTATTAGAAAATACACATTAATAAAAAGGATAGTCTAATTGACTATCCTTTTCTTTTATCACTATGTTAATACTAGTAAAATATAACAGTCATTTATTAAGTTTTAATATCACAACTACAACTTATAACTATGACCTTTTGCACTTTAGAAAAAAACTAGAAGATTCTGGTTTTTCAACTCTAATTTGCTATAAGAAAAATATTGAAGAAAAAGTTGTAAGGCTTACTAATCAAAGAAGAAAATTCAAGTCGATTCTAGACATAGACTTGAACCTTATCACACAACAGTGTATTTTAATCTATCACAATGATCTCTTTGACCCACTATTTTTGCCGGGTAGTACAGGGAAAAGTAGTTATGATGTGATTTCTAGTTTTATAAACAGATGTGAGTCACTAAATAAAGTTGTTATAATTCAATATAACAATGATACAGAACATCTTTTTTCTGGTGTAAAGTCTGATATCGTCTACTTAGATGATGTGAATATTAAAAAATCTGAAGATCAATCAAAATTAAACTCGGTTATTAGAGAGTTGAAAATATCGAGACTTCTTTCTTAGAGTTCGATTTTATCTACATTTTCTAAATCAACCTCATATTCTTTTCCATCTATTTCAACTGTAATTAATCCATCATCGTCTACACTAACGGGATTAATTGGAGATTCTGGATCGTTCTGTGGCAAATCCTTTACAATAGTTGCCCAGATAAAACCTTTTGATTTAATACAATTTCTAATATCTTCTAGTGAGAAGTTTTTATATTTAAACTTTTCGAATGACTTTAGGTTTTTCATTTTAATATATATTAAAACTAGTTTATTTTAAAAATGAGATACTTGAAGAGATTCGATGAAGAGTTAAATTTATCTACCTATAGATCAGCAGAGAGAAAATTAAAGCAACTCATGAAAGATAAACCACAACTTGCAAAAGCTGTTGGTGCTGAAGAAAGAGCTAAAAACCTTGCTGATTGGAGTAAAAATATCGAATCAAGAGATATACTAAATAGATGGAAAAAGAATGTAGAAGAGTATCAAAAGTTTGGTGAGTTTAATTTTGAACTTTCAAGACCAGGTTCTCCTTCTATCAAACCAAAAGTTTACAGTTTTTATCTACATCTAGAGTGTGAGTATGAATCTATGATTGATTTCTGGGAAGAAGAAGAAGATAATAATAGAAATATTTGTTTCAGTTTTTTTACTGGATTAATTCCAAAAAACTTAGAAGATATTGAAGAAATTAAACAATTATATACAAATGATTTTTTTAATGGATTCTTTTTTGGTAATTGGATTAATATTAATTATAAAGTCGTAAATAGTGAGTTGACTTTTATAGGAATTAATGTCAGAGATTACGAGGTACCCGTACAAGTTGCAGATAGAAGAACTGCAAATTCTCTTAAAAGGCTTTTAGTGAATTGTTTTGACTCTAAATTTGACTATCCAAGTGGATATAGAGATATCACTAATATATATGATAAAATTGAACACTCTGTGATTCAGGCTCTTGATATGTCAATAAACTATGGAATAGACATGGATAGAATAAGAGAGGATATACAGAAACTACCTGTTATAAATTTTTATAAACAATGAAACATCTAAAGAAATTTGAAGAGTTAAATATCACAACTTATATAAAAGCTGGTGATGCTCTTAAAAAACATGGTCATCTTAAAAGAGGTCAAAAGATGATTGACTGGGCCAAACGAGGTGAGTTAGATAAAACACCAGATTTAAATCTTTGGATTAAGTGGATGAATAGTTATACTTCAACAAAAACCAAAGAAAAAGTAACAAAAGGCATAATTAGTGATGTTCCAATTAAGGCTAAAGTTAGTATGATCCACGTAAATATCGATAACTTAGGTGATGATTTTGAATATCATAAGACAGAGAATAGTTATCCAATATTTTTGACTATTAGTTTCTCTATAGGAGAGTCTGAGTTAGAAAAAATTAAACCAGAATATCTAGAATATTTTAAGGAAGAAGCTCATGACCACACTGGAATTGGTGGATATAAAATATTTCCAATGGAACTGACTTCTGGTTTTTCATTAAATGAATCTGGAAACATCGATAAAGTTTTTCAAGTTGGATTTTTCACTTATAATGAAATGGGCACTATGTTTAGCGACAGAAAGTCTGCAAACAACTTTAGAACTATATTAAGGTCAGTTCTATCAAATCAAATAAAGGTTTATACTGGATATAAAGATGAAGATACCGGTGACTATATGACTAATTCAGAGGCACTTTTTGATAGATTAGAAAAAAAAATACCTACTCTTGAAATATCAGATATAGAACAGGTAATTGACGGGTTAAAAAATGTAAATATCAATGTACTCTATAACGACGATATAAAAGAGGCAGAGATGAAGATTCAACAGTAGAAATCGATTTTATTTTCTAATATATACTGCAATTATTATGCAACATCATATTCAATATATTAAAGATACATTAGGAAATAACTATCTTGGAATTAAAATAGACCAATCTCTAGTTCAAAAATATTTAGAGGATCTAAAGTCAGTCTTGTCAGAAGAAGATTTCAAAGTCTATACTGATAATCAGAAAAAAAGAGATAGTGGTGGTTACCACATCACTATAATTAACGTTATAGACTATAACAGACTATCTAAAGAAATGGGAATAGATAAGTTTGTAAATTCATTAGAACCAGTTTTTGATTTTGAAATAGACGATTTAAAATTACTTGGAATTGGTAGATCACAACGAAATGAAAATACTGCATTTTATGTAGTTTGCCAGTCAGATAAATTAGACACTATTCGTGACAGTTACGGACTTTCAAAACAAGACTTTCATATAACCTTAGGATTTAAATGGAAAGACGTTCATGGAGTTAGAAAAAATGAACTTTTTAAAATTAATTCTCAGTTTATAAAAACTTTAAAAGAGGAATTTTATAAGAAAGAAAATTTTAATTTTGTTAAAAAGATTTCCAATTATGATCTCAGTTCAGAACTAGATGTTATACCGATTTCAATCACAGATAATCACTTGAAAGTCTGTTGTGGTGATTGGATTATGGATATTGGACTTTTGGAAAAAGATAGCAAACTTTTTATTTTTACTAAATATAAAAAAACCTCAGAGGTTTTAAGACTACCTCTAACAGAGGTATCTAGAATACTAAATCAAATTTAAAAAATAATTAATATTAAGTTTTTATGAACACAATTTACTCTCATTATTCTTTTGATGAGTGCAAAAATGAAGACGAATTGTTCGATCGTCTAGATGCACTTGTTGAAGAAGGCAAAATCACTTATGTCGCTCAAGACAAGTACATTTTAAAAATCGAAGACCTCGATCTCACATCCGATGAAGTTGGAGAACTTCTTGATCTGTTTGATAGTCTAGACGTATTTGAATACTATGGTCATCAAGATGATGACGAAGATTATGATGATTTTGATCAATATGATGATGAAGAAGATGATTACGGGTCTACGAAAAGACGCAAAGATGATGACGATTATGATGATTATTAATCTAAAATATTTTTTATAAAATAGTTGGTAATTTGAAATAGTTCCTTATATTTGTAAAAGAAATAACAACTAAAACAAATAAAAAATATGAGTAACTTATTCGCTAAGGCAAAGTCAACAGCAACAACTAAGACAACTGATAAGAAAGACTCTAAAGTTCGTATTGATATTAATGATGTAGAATTCTTTGAAAAAATTCAGAAGTTTGAAGAACTTAATGATCGAATGAAGTCTGATAAGGCCAAGGCAGATATGATCGCTGATGAAATCAAAGATCTTGGTAAAGAAAAGTGGTCTGAAATGTATCAGAAAACTGGAAAGAATCCTGGCTCTGTGATGTTGGAGTCTAAGTTGGGTGAAGATACCGCACAAGTGATGTTTGTTCCATCAGATAAATATATTTCACTCACTGCTGATAAAGCTGAGACTCTTCGTGAGGAGTTTGGTGACGATATTGTTGAAGAAAAAACAACTTTCTCATTCGATAATGATATGATTGAGAAGTATGGTGAAGTACTTTCTATGTTGATCGAGAATTGTAGTGATATCTCAGACGCAGACAAAGGAAAAATCATCAAAGCAACCACAGTATTCTCAGTATCAAAAGGTACTATTGATGTGATGAAAAAATATGGCGAAGTTTCAGAAGTTATGGAACAAGTTAAGCCAGTAATCGCACTCAAAGGAGCTGAAGTGGTTAAAGGCTAAAACATAAGCCGGGATGGTGAAACAGGTAGACACGCGGGACTCATTAGGGTCGTTTTACTAGAAATGGTAAAATAGTAAGGTGTAAATTCAATGAACGGTGTAAAATCCCAACGTTGAGCGAAATTCCGATAAGGAAGACGTGCAGAGACTATAATCACCTACCTAAGTCAGAAATGATAAGGTAAAGGCATAGTCCAGACTACAAACAAGAAATTGGCGATGAAAATCG